ATTTTCTTGCCGAAAGTTATTTCGGCAGCGACTGCTGAGAACACATCCAGTGTAGCATTGCAACTTCCCGGACGGAACAAGTTCGTGGTGCAAGTCGTGGCATCGAGTGGAACGCCTACGCTGGGAGTAAAGTTGCAAGGATCGCTTATCGGAGACGTTTCAGAAGCCCATGGTTCGGCGAATTGGATCACAATCGGATCACAAATTACAACGGTTTCCATTACTTCACTATCAGACAACAGTCCCTATGTGTTGTATAGGGTTGTGACCAGTGCCGCTGTCGGTAGTTCGGCAAGCATCACCGTGCATTTTGCTGCAATTCAAGAATAACACAGGGAGAAAAAAATGCCGCCAAGAGCATCCGTCCAGAAGACTGTCGAAGAAGTGACCCCCGAAGTGACGCCCGAAGTGACCCCCGAAGTGACCCCCGAAGTAGTTGCGGAAGCAGTTGCTGAGGCTGTGCCGGAAATAATTCCAGAGCCTGTCACTGTGCAAGTTTCGGCAGAGCCCTCAAATCCATTTTTTGTTCAGCACGTGGAGGAAGCTCCCGTTTTCTTGGAAAAATGGGCATCATTAAAAGGAGGCATTTCCGCCGAGGTGCTTGGAACCTTTGTTTTCATTGCCCGCCAACAGAACTGGATTGTCGATACCCCTTCAGGATGGCAAAACAAACTTTCAAGCTGGATTGACAACAATTAATAATGCGAAAATAGCATCAAATGGTTTGATAATTATACAACATCGACACAAGGAGTAAACATCCATGCCAGTAGGATTTCGCGGTGCAGTTCTCTCAGCCCCCGGTGTGGCTGCATATATCGATGACAGTCAGGCAACGTCTGCTGCATCAGTTACTACCAGAAGCGTGACAGTCGTCGGTGTTGCAGAGCGTGGCATTCCGAATGTGGCGGTTGCGATCAGCAATGCCTCAACTGCCCGCGCTATCTACGGAACCGGATCAACGGCAACTCCTCTTGTTGACGGAATCATTCGCGCACTGAATGCTGGTGCTGGATTGGTTTATGGAATCCGGACTGGACGAGCAAAGCCCTTTGCTACTTCGTTGATGAAAGACGGTGTAGAGGGCATCTCTGTTGTGACGAACGAGTACGGAAAGTTCGCCAAGTCTTGGTACCTGACTGTTGGTGCTTCAACCAATACCATTACACAAAATAGCGCGTCAAGGGGTAAGAAGGTGTCAATTACCCTTGACAACGGAACGACCTATTCGGTAGACAACATTGGCAAGAGCCTTATAAACATTATTGGAACAACCGCACTTGCAGGACGCTGTGAAGTAACTGCAGACAAGATTAATCTACAAAGATCAGCAAATGAAACTGCATCGTTCACAATTACATCCACACAGACATTTCTAGCAGGCGGCGGAACAGGATGTACAATCAGTCTAGCAGCCTCAGCGACAACAGTTACTGGTGGAGCCACCCTTGGAACTGGAGCTGGAGGAACTGGATACGCAGTTGGCGACGTTCTAAGTGTGGGCAGTGGTGGTGGCTCAATCACGGTTACTGGTACAAACGGCCTAACGGGCGCAATTACAACGTTTACCCCGGGAAATGGCGGATCCTACACTGCATCCGCAGCTAACTTGACAACTGGTGTTCTCTCTGGGGGAATTTCTTCTCCTGTGCAGGTAATTACAGTATCGGCAACTGGAGGAACCTACAGCGGAACAGTCAATGGCACGCTACAGGGCGCTCTTGGTGTTGGCCAATACGTTGTTGGAACCGGAATTCCTGCGCTAACAACAATAACTGGCATTAATACTGGAACAAGCAAGGTCACAGTCACCGGCTCGGGCGGCGCTGGAACATACATTGTCAGTAACACCTTTAGTGGCACCTCTATTGCTGCGAAAGCGTATCCTTCGGCTACGGACTTCACTACATATGGATACAATTTTTCCGATTATACCCGACTTGAGACTCTGATCAATGCCATCAACGCTAGCGGAATCTTTGTGGCGCAATTGGCTAGTGGTGCAAGTCTTGGCGCCTACACGTCTACCATCGATCAAGTTGTAGCACCAGCAGATGCATTTGCGTCCAACGTGGGCGGCTCGTCTGGCACGCCATTCGTGCTCACAGCCAATGTCAACGCAATGGTTGATGCGATCAACAACGACAATGTGCTTGGCTCTGTGCTTACAGCTACGTTCAAACGAAATGTTTCTGATATTCCCAACGGAACGTATCTTTTCCAGTATTATATTCCCGCCGTTGTCACTGGATCCATTGCTGGATCGACATTGACTGTTGCCGCAACTTCGTCCGGCAGTCTTGCAATCGGAAACATTATTTCGGGACAAGGAATCATTCCGGGAACAACCATTACCTCTGGAAGTGGGTCGTCATGGGGGCTTAGCACGTCGCAAGACGCCAGTGTTACTGCATCGATTACTGCACAGGTTCTGACGGTAACAGCGGTCGGATCGGGAACGCTTCGTATTGGACACACACTTTCCAACAGCGGCTCGACGGTCACGAGTGGAACGATCATCACGGGATTTGGAACCGGCTCTGGGGGAATTGGCACATATATCCTCAACAATTCGCAAACTGTATCCAGCGGCACAATCACTGCCTCTGTCGCAAGCACCACGATCACCGCTACCGGCACGGCTGGAACAATTGCGGATTATGATCCTGCAGTTATTGCATCCGATTGGACCAATGCGTTTACTGTGGCTCAGAATATTGATTCCTACTTGGTCGTTCCAATGACGGATTCCAGCACCTATCACGCAACGGCGCTCGCGCATGTCAATGCGATGTCAATGCCAAAGGGAAACAGCGAACGACTGGCGATTCTTGGCGGATCGCTTGGAGAGACGGCTAGCGCAGCGAAAGCTCGGGCTGCGGGTCTTAATGACAAACGCGCTGTACTGGTCTGGCCGGGAATTCGGGATTATGACGTGTATGGAAACATTCAAGTACTTCCTCCATATTATTTTGCTGCACAATTGGCGGGAATTCTTTCTTTCCAGAATGATCCTTCAACTCCTTTGACGAACAAGATCATCAACATCAATGGCATTGAAACCATTTCTTCTCCTGCGACCATTGACGATCTGGTTAATAACGGAGTATTTACATTCAGAAATGATCCTGCAAGAGGATTTGTAGTTGTTCAATCTTTGACAACATGGACGGGAGATCTGAAGTTTGCTCGCAGGGAAATCAGCACAGTTCGCGCTGCTGATGCAACCATGAAGCTGGTTCGCGAAAGAATTTCCCAGTTTGTTGGCTTAAAGAATACAATGCAATTGAAGAGTGAGATTCTCAGGTCTGCAATTTCAGGATTGGAAGAGGCAAAGAACTCAGGATACATTGTTGATGATCCTACAAATCCTTCTTTGTATCCTGCATATACCGGAGTAAATGTACGTGCAGTGGGAGATTCAATATACGTTGATTTCAACATTTCTCCAGCCAAACCAGCCAACTACATTTTGATTACCGCTTACGTTTCCTAAAAGGTAGAAAAAGGAGTATTTGACAATGGCCGATTTAAGCAATAGCAGAGTACTTGTAGGCGGAAAAGTTTTAATCAAAATGGACGGAAGAACCGTTGGGTTTGCAAATGAGGCCGACTGCACTGACAATTATGGCATGCAGCCCATTCACGTTCTTGGGCAGTTGCAAGCGATTGAGTACGTGCCTACAGTGGCGCAACATTCAATTAGCATGAGTGTCATGGTGTTGCGAGACACCAGCCTTATTGATGCAAATCTGGAGCCTAACGGAGCAGGAAATTTTGGTTTCCTTTCTTCGGCTGAAAATACGCTTGGTTCTTCATTGGCAAATACATCGAAGAACATGGGATCCGCAACAGAGGCGCAACTAAAAGCCTCTACAAAAGGCTCCACTGGACCGGCGGGAGCGCTACGAGTTCTTCACGGCAAGACTTTTGATATTCAAATTGTTCAACAATACATGGAAAACAATCTTCCTGTATCAACTCCACTTGTTACCTATAAAAATTGCTATTTCAACAGTGGGACCGTTCGGGTGGGCGCAAACGCCATTGTTGTTCATCAATGTCAGTTTGTAGCACTTGATAGAGATGGCAACTTGAGCAACGGAACAGGAGGCGAGGGAGGAACTGCTCCTGATAAGGCGATTCCTACTCCTGTTGTGACAACGTCAGCGTCTGGCAGTGGCAGCAATACGACACGCTAGTACATCCTTGTAATCGATACGTCTTTCTTGTCATTGGTAGAATAGCCGAAACAATTATGAATGACTGTATGGTATGATCCATATAGTCATTCATCTTTTGCAAGGAGAAATACATGCCCCCCAAACCTGATAACGAGACCATTGCAGACACAAACAGCACGGAGTCCATTCAAGAACTTGTAGATCTCGCGAAAGCAACGAATCGCCCGAAGTTTACACAAGACACAAAAGCGTATGACCCCAATAAACCGCTCGAAATTGACGGACCTGCTGGAAGAATCGGCGTAGTGCGTGGACACATGAACTTGCAGCGTCTTGCTGGCAAAGCTGTCGCAACATCATTGCAGGGATTGAACGTTGATAACCGGACCTATGAAATGACATGGATGTCTGTCATGCTGCAGTTTGTCACGCAAGCTCCGGGATATCTGCCTGTGTATTGCAACGGCAATATCGATACGTTTATTGAGAACATCTACGAATTTGAAGACCTTCAGTACTATTATCGCGAATGGGAAAACTGGAGAAATTCCTTTCGGGCCTCAAGAGCAGCAGTATAGGGAATATTTGCAAGAACGCGCCTTGCGCGAACTCTACTCTTCCGAAATAATGGAGTGGTATAGAGTTCAGTATAATATTCCTCTTCCTGTTTTTTACAAAACTCCAGTAGAGGAAGATGTCGCGCACATAGATTTTTATCGCAGGCAATACTGGAACGAAGTGCGTTGGGGCATACGAAATTGGGGAGACGATTCCCTCGATCTCAAAATGGCGCCCTTTACATACTTCCAGCCATATGGAGGCGTATTGCCTCCTCCAAATGGTTTCGGTATTGAAACCGAGTATACGGTCAAGAATGAAAAATATCAGTTTACCAAAGATGCTTCAGAAGACATCAAGCCCGTAGAGTCTGTTCCCTATGAATATGACAAAGAGTATACTGTAAAGAGTAATTCAAACATTCCAATGCATGTTACCGAAGCTACCAGACAGCTCGAATCAAGCAGGGTAGAAAGCACAACTACTTCATATGGTATTAATAATGAAGAGTACTGGGAAATGATAGATAAACTGCAAAATGATGATTCTTTGTGGGATACGATTGAAACATTAGAGTAAGGAAAAGTTGGTATGGCGCCCGGACCTTCAAAAGGAGACATAGAACGACGAATTGGCCCACTCCCGTCAAGAGGCGATCCTGCTCTTTTGACAGCCTTAGGTAAACTCTCCGGAACTATTGATAAGCTTTCTGTTGCCGTTGCCGCATCGGGCAAATTAGCAACCGGCACTGGCCCTGCAGCGAATACGGGAGGAGTAAGCCCCCCCACTCCGCCCAACAGTGGAGGGGGAGCCTCAACACTCCCCACTGGGTCTCAGGGAGCAGGGGGAGCCTCAACACTCCCCACTGGGCCTCAGGGAGCAGGGGGAGCCTCAACACCCCCCACTGGGCCTCAGGGAGCAGGGGGAGCTCCACCACTCCCCACTGGGCCTCAGGCGGCAAGCGGAGCTCCATACCTTCCTCCTCCATTCCAAGAGCCAAAAAAGGTCAAAGGTCCGGGATTATTCAGCCTTGTCAAAGCTGGCGCAAGCGCATTATCTGGTGCGGTCATTTCAAACATGGGCGCTGCAAGTGCTGAGGATTACCAGATTGGGCAACTGTCGCGACGAACACTTGATTCGTCCATGGGCATTCAGAATTACCGTGACCGGTTGCGTCAATCCGCAATTGGAACCGGAGCTTCATTTGAGGAAGCGTTTCAATATTCAAAAACATCAACACGGTTCAAGGGATCGTTAAACACAAGACAAGCTCAGGATCAGGCCGACAGCAGCTTGCAAAGCGCATTCGGGCTTGGAGCAGACCGCGGCGTGTATCAAGGAACTGTTGAAGCATTGGGTCGAGCCGGTGCAATCGGTGGTGGAGGGCAAGCCGCTGGCTTTGCGGGAGGAGATCAAAAAGCATTTGCGCAAACCATAGCGGAAACATTGGCAAAGGGCAAGTTGTTTGATCGCTTGGATGAAGTCATGGCTAGCATGTCGGAATTGACTCAGACAATTTCTTCTCGCGGCGGGCTTGTTGATCCTCAGAAACTTGGGGATGCCATGGCCAAGGTGAACAAGGACATGCTCGGGAGTGTTGGTACCGATCCTCGTGCTCGCTCCATTCAGGAACGCGCACCACAGCTCATGGCCGGTTTGGACAAGCTGATGTCTGGAATGGGCAAGGACACACTAGGAATGGCGGTTTATTCTCAACAAAATCCGCAAGCAGGTGGTTTCGGCATCAAGAGCATGGTTGATTATCGCAGATCCATGGAAGGTGGAGATATTGAAGCCAAGGCTAAAATTTACTCTGGCGCTTTCAAAACCATGGGCGGTGACATAAATAAACTGGATTCAAACAGATCCATGATTGCCTCAAACATGTTAGCCAACAAGTACGGAATGTCGTATGACACCATGCAGGATATGTTAAAAGTTTCAAAAGCAATCACAAGTCCGAAAGGAAAAGACAATATAGCAGAGTTGAAATCAGAAGATAATCTGAGTCGGGTCTCATCAGATTACAAGTCGATCATGGCCAGAACAGACAAGGGATCAGAAGGGACCATGCAGCTTGCCACGCGGCTCGGAGCAGCCGAAAGTGCATCAGAGATAAAAGACGCTCTCAATACAACAATCAAGGCCGCCGGTGAAAAAACGCAAACGCGAGGAGGACAAGAAACACTTTCAAAATTACAAGATGTCATGAAAAATGGCACCGATGTTGAAGACATGCGCAAACAGGCGCTATCTGCACTTGCAAGCAAAAATGGTGAATTGAATTTAGGTGGAAACAGACTGGAGAATCCGCAAGTTGCGATGACGGATTTGACGGGTGCAATCAAGGATTTGTCTTCGCGAATGGCAGAAGTTCTTGCTCCCTCAATGGACAGGCTCAGCGAATCATTCAGGGCTGCAGCGGGAACAAATCCGACAGCTGTGAGAAACAATCCGCAAAACATGGAAGATAACACTAGCAGATATGCACGCAATGCTGCTGTTGGACTCGGTACGCTTGTGGCTTCCGGACTTGGCGCGGGTGCAGTGGGAATGACAATGAATTCTTACAAAAGAATACGAAATTTCATGGGGGCGGGTGTCGAGGCAGCAGCAGACGCGGCTGCTGGTGGTCCCGGATCATCCGGTCCCGGACTAGGTTCTCGCTTGATGGGCAATTTATCAAGATTTGCTTCTAGTGGTGCAGGTCAGGTAATTGGAAAAGGATTGGCTTTTGGAGGAATTGCTGCAGGTGCATATTCGGCATATCACGACGTATCCGGAATGATGAGTGACGACAAACAAACACAAAAGCATTCCTTTGGAAGGACTCTGGCTGGTCTCGCAGGAGGAGCTCTTGCCGTTGGAGGCCTTGCTGCAGCCACAGGAGGTGTCGGCTTATTGGGCAGCGCAGGCGCGGCTGGACTAGGATATTCTGCCGGAAGTAATCTCTATGATTGGGTCACTGGTGGCGGAGAGGGCGAAAAAGGCGGCAGAGCAGGCGGTGGAGGCGGTAGTGCCGACATTTCGTTGGCCAATGTCACAACCATGCGCGTCACTACACTGATTGTCGAAGGTACGATTCAGGGCAATCTTGGCCCTAGCGGCAAGCCCGGTGGCGGTGGTGGCGGTGGTGGCGGTGGTGGCGGTGGTGGCGGCGGTGGCGGTGGAGGCAACGTATCTAATCCGCAAATTATCAACTACACACCGGACGATAACGTAGGCGACGCAATTCGCGACAGTCGCGCCGACCAGAGAATGGCTGATGCCGTCAAGATTGTTGCACAGACAGGAACTGGAAATGGCCGCACCACAACGCCCAAACCCAGTGCGCGTGCAGGGTCCGGAGGCGGAAGTTTCAAGGGACCGGGCAGCGGCACAGTTGGCCCTGCAGGCGACGTTGGAGCGGATTGGGACGCAATTTCCAAAATTACTTATCAGAGCGAAAGTGGCGGAGATGCAGGGCGCGTGTCTGACGGCAAAGATGATCCGGGTGGCCCAAGCTACGGATTGGTTCAATGGACTTCCTTGAACAACGGACAACAAATGCGTACTGGAGAAAGCAATGTTGAAAGAATGCTGCAAAACGCCAAGACTAGTGATGGCACAAGTTACGCGGACAAACATTTCAAGGGAATGGCAGTCAACAGTGCGGAGTTCAAGAAAAAATTTCAAGAGTTAGGAAAAACTGATGCGCGATTCAAGGACGAACAAGCACGACTCGCAAAAGCAGGATATCTAGATCCAATCCTCGATACGTATCGCAAAGAATTTGGTGTATCTGGAAACGCGTTGAAAGGAATCTTGTTTTCCACGGCAGTGCAACACGGACAAGGCGGCACAAACACTATTATCAAGGGTGCGTTTGCGGGAATGGACGCTGATGCAATTGGAAAACTTTCTGATGAAGAAAAAATTAACAAAATTTCAGACTACAAGGTCAGCGATGAACATCTAAATAGAAATTTTCATACCCAAGCGTTGCGAGATTCGCAAAGAATAAGATTTAACCGTGAACGAAAAGAAGCTCTTGAAATGGCGGCAGCAGATCGACAAAGAAAAGCAGACAAAGATACTGCTGATGGCAGCAAGGGCTTACCAGTTATTTACGGAAAGCAGGAGCAAGGCGAAAGAGGACAATATTTTGTAAACGGGAAAGCTGTTGATATTGACACATCAAGAGGAGCCAGTGCCGATAACCGTCGAGCAGGCGCGGGATATATGATCTCTGGAGCTACCGGATTTCAATCAGGGTCAACTCGAAAAATGGGCGAAAAAGGCGTCACCATTACCGGACTGCAAGGCAGCAGCAACTTTGAGGAAAAAATTGGCATTGGTTCTGGAAAAGGCGGAACCATTCGAAGTGCCGGAGAAGAGGATGTCGAGGGCGGTGGCAAAAGAAGCTTTATTGATTATGAAGATGATAAGGGAACAGTGTTTCATTATGGCGGAGTTGAGCTTAGTGATGAATGGAAAAAGGCTCTCGCTGACGCCAAGGACTCAGAAGGAGTAAAAGTTGGAGAAGGCAAAGTCCTTGGAAAACTTTCTGATGAAACAAAGGGATTTACTGCAAACGCTTTTCGCAGAAAAAGTGGCGTGACCTCTACAGCCAGTTGGGGCGGTCGCGTAGCTAACGGTAGTTATAGCATACGTGATGCCAATCAATTGTGGGATGAAGTTAGTGCTTCTGATGCGATTACTGACAGCAGCCGCGTAGGACAAGGAGCAGCACCAGTGACAGGAAGTGCGCCAGTGACAGGGACGGGCAGCGCAACAGGGGCAGACGGCGCAACAGGGGCAAACGGCGCAACAGGGGCAAACGGTACGGCAGGCGGTACGGCACCAAGATCGGCAGGAGGAGCTGCTGCCGACAAGCTTGACATCACTATTCGCTTGGAACAAGATGCCAATGGACAGATATTCGGAAAAGTGTCGAATGGTGGTGGCGCACGAGTTGTTGTCGGAAACGGCGGTCAGATATGAGCATCAACTTGAACAAGGCGTATGAAGGCAGAATAGGCACATTTCGCCATCAGATCATTGCCGGAGGAATTGACATCAGCGATATGGTCATTAGCGGCAGAACCTCAAAATCCATCGCAAATGCTTGCGGTTCGTTTTCCCTCATGTTGCGACCACTGCTCAAAGAAAATCGAATGGTTGCCCTTCCTATCGGCATGCACGAGTATTGCGAAATACGTTTGGATAGAAATAGGAATGAATCGGGTGGAATCACGTCCTCAAGCCGTCCCACTATTGTCATGCGAGGACTGGTTGAGACCATTGAGGTGCAAGAATCTGTTTCGCAAGGATTTTCTGGTGCTCCCACAAGAATGCACACCATCACAGGAGCGGACTTGACCAAGATCATTGAAAGGAAACAATTGTTTATTCCGCCCGATCTTACCGAAAAAGCCATTGCAATTTATGGACAAATTTTTGCTTTATTTGACAAAGTGAATAGCGCAGAGAAGACTGAATCGGACGTTATTCTTCCATTGTCGGAATGGGCAGATGTATTCATTACCAGTGTATACAAAGACGAATATATAAAGATTGCCAATCTTTCCGGCATACAAAATTACTCTATCAAATCAAATATCAATCTACCCATGCAATCAGGACGACAAAAATTCCGCGTTCTTTCTACGCCGATTATCAACTCATTTACTGGATCCTATTGGGATTTAATTGAGTATTATTGCAAGAAGCCATTTATTGAAATGTTTATGCAAGACAATGAATCAGAATCAGTCATCAATGTACGATGGACTCCGTATAAGAATGGATACGGCAATTATCCCTTGCAATCAAGATCCGGTAATGATCCTTGGATTTCCAAAGCTCCTGATGAATGTCATATATCATTATCCAATATTATTGAGAAACAAGTACGACTTTCGGAAACAGATCGCAACACGTATTTTTATTGTCAATTAAGCGGAGTAGTCATGGGGTCAGAAGAAGCCGTCACTGCAATTCCAGACGATGTTCCACAAGGAACCGCCGGAGTCATTACCAATCCTTATTATGACGAAGGAGGCATTGCACGATTTGGTTTTCGCCCATTTATTGCGGAAATTCCTTGGATGGGATATCTGCAATCCAGCGCGACAGAGGATCGGGAAGGCGCTGAAATTCAAGAAATATTGCCGGATGTAAATGCTTGGGCAGTGGAAACACTTTCATTTACCGATGCATTGTACTCAGGCTACCTTACAATACCCGGAAACCCATTGGTGAAAATTGGTCAATATCTTACAATAGAAGAGACAGGTGAACAATATTACATTGAAAGCGTAGAGCATACATGGCAAGTGTATCCTTCTCCAAGTTACTTGACAAAGATTGGCGTCACGAGAGGCGTGATTCCTGAAAAATGGAAAATGAAACAATCGGAATTCAAAGATAGATCGGTTTGGGGCAATTACAATCCTGATCTTGGATTTTTAACCACCAAAACGGCTTCTGGCGTTGAAACACTCAATAAAATAAAATTTGAAACAGAAAATTTGTAACAATGAGAACAACGAGTTCGCTTTACGGATCAGCCGGAATGAGACCCAAAAGAGATGGAGAAGTAAGTCCTTTTGCAAAAATTCCGGGATCCATTTACGCTCGGATTACCTACGTCAATTGGGAACAACGTACTATCAACTGCATCGGAATGGCCAATCAGAAGAGTGCCGGTCCATGGAATAATGTTCCGGTACTGTCCACCATGGCAACACAGTCCGAAGGATTGCATTGGTTGCCGACAATTACTGAAGTCGATGTCGAATATCCACAACAAGCCGCGGAATTCAGTGGAGTGCTTGACGCATTGGCAGTCATAGATTTCATTGGAGGAGACCCGCTACGCCCAATATGCATGGGCTTTGTTTCCGCTGGGCCAAATGAATTCTCATTTGATGAACCCGGTACTCGTATTGACCGACATGCCAGTAATGTTTATAGCAGGCTTGCACACAACGGAACCTATGAATTTTCTTTTCCGGATGGCACGTTCCTGAAAATTGCGCCCGCTTCTGAAGGATATGGCTTGACAGACCTTGACGCAAAAAACACGAAACACGCAGGCGCAAGACCTTGGAATATTCCAACAGATGAACCAAGAATTATTTCATTTTCTCATCCATCAGGAACGTCAATCACTATTGATCAAAATGGATCAATCAGCATTGTTTCTGCAACATCAATCAGCATAACAAGTAAATCCGGAAGCATATCACTCAATACTCCGTCAGAAAGTTTTTCGGTAGGATAATAGCATGCCTATTAATACTACCTCCCTGATTATTGGAACAAATCTGAAATTTGCTACCGTGAGCACACAAAATGCTCCGGGAGATAATCTTGTTTCAATATACGCTAAATCAGATGGAAAAATGTATTCCAGATATGGATCGTCGGGTGAAGAGACAATCATCGGGGGAAACGCATCGTTGACCATTGGTACCGGATTGTTGTCCAGTTCTGGTTCTGCGTACAACAGCGTAGGTGCGACAACCATTTCACTGGCAAACACCGCGGTTACTGCCGGAACGTATTCCAATGCAACGCTTGTCATTGACGCGCAGGGAAGAATAACCAGCGCAACAGCAAGCACTGCAGGAACTTTTACTACTGGTTCGTTTACCGATGACATTACTATTCATGGCGTAACCGTAGGCACTGGGGGTAATGCTACAAGCGGTACTACTCTTGGTGTTTCTGCCGGAAAATATACCGGCATAAATAATACTGCTATTGGGTACAGATCGCAAGCATTAGCAACTAGTTCCGGAATTAGAAATACTTCTGTTGGAGCAGATACACTTCAAACAGGCGATCCTACTTATGATAATGTTGCTATTGGATACGGCGCATTAAACCAATATGGTGGTTCGTATACTACTGGTGTTGGATCGTATGCGTTATATTCAAGTGATTTTAATGCATCATATAATACAGGTCTTGGATACTCTGCGCTTTCTGCATCAAAAGGCACAGCAAACACCGGCATAGGATCTCAATCTCTTAAAAATATTATTGCAGGAACAAACAGCACAGCGGTAGGGGCAAACGCACTCTACACCGTTATTTCCGGAGGAACAAATACTGCAGTTGGTTCGAGTGCTTTATATACAACTACGGGATCAGGTAATGTTGCTCTAGGATATTTTGCGGGAAAATATGAAACTGGAAGCAATGCATTCTATATAGATAATCAAAACCGCACGGATACTGCGGGAGATAAATCAAAAGCACTGTTGTATGGAACATTCAATGCTACGGCCTCAAACCAAACGCTTGCAATCAATGCAGGAACAGTGACCACTATTGGCAACGTCGGCATTGGGACCACTACTCCAGCAACGACACTGGAAATAGCCGGAACTAGTTATGCTGGATTGCAAATGAAACGACGAACTGATGATAATGAAATATCAACAGGTTTGTATTTTGATTCTGTGGCTGTTTATGGTTTAGGAACATTATCTGGCACAACGCTTTCAGTTGGCTCTTTGTCAACATCAAGTACGCTTTCTGTTGGGCAAACAATTACTTGGGCCGGTATCACTTCAACTGTAACTATTCTAGAACAACTTACTGGCACAACAGGGCGGCAAGGAACGTATTTCGTAAATAATTCTTCCAGTTTATCAGTATCTAACGTAACTGCATTTACAGCAATTACTACAAGCGGCAATAATTATACTATTCGAGGCTCTAATGGCGGATTGGATTTTCGTAGTGGATCTGCAGTTAATGTTGCAGTAGGAACATCAAGAGTTTATTTTTCTTCTGCTGGCAACGTCGGTATTGGAACTATTGCTCCCGATGCAACTCTTGACGTTCGCGGGAAAGCTGCTTTTTCAGAAATTAGTTCATATTCTGATACGGGAGGTCAGGCACACAGAGCAATTGGTCGCTACGGAGATGATTTTTCTTGGGCACCGCTTGTTTTCCCGTATACACCTCGTTACGTCACACTTCCCGAAAGCTACCTTGGTGGCATGGCATATCAGCCATCTAACATCACATTATATGGAAATGATAAAGGAGATAATAGCGCTAGTGCATTTAATCCAACAACAGGATTAGTGAGCGGAACAAAATACACTATTACCTTTGTGGGAAATACAGCATGGTTTGATATTGGAGCATCGGTCTCTACAGTTGGACATATTTTTACATATAACGGATCAACTGTGTATCCTGCTACTGGAAACACTGGTTTATGTAAATTGTCGCCATCATTAAGTGCAAGAATAACTATTTTAAATCCATCAGGAAACGTCGGCATTGGGACCACGAGTCCAGATGTAAATTATGGACTAACGGTACAATCCCCTATTTTATCACGTGCCGCAAATGCAGCCGTAGCCACTGCAAGTACAGCAGGACATTCATATTTTACCAACGCAACAGTAACAGGATATAACTCATATTATAGTTGGAGATACAATGGAAACGACAAGTGGAACCTGTGGTGTGCTAGTGGTTCGACTTTATACCTAACTGACGCTGATGGAGATAACGGCGTATATATGAGCCAGAACCAAACTGCATGGAGTGCCAATTCTGACTCTCGGATCAAAGACGTAAAGGAACCTATTGCCAACGCTCTTGACAAGGTGAATCAACTTACCGGCGTCAAGTTCACGTGGAAACGAGATGCGGACAACCCTGATGCCAAGACTCGGGTGGGCTTGATTGCACAGGATGTACTAGTCGTCCTTCCAGAAGCGGTGGATAATGACACTCCAGACCTCATCACTGACGAGGAGACAGGAAAAGTCTCAGGAGGACTCGGCGTAAGGTACACCGAACTTGTCCCCTTGTTAGTGAATGCCATCAAGGAACTGGCGCAGCGGGTGGAGGCTTTGGAAGCATGAGCAACTTTCGTGTAAAAACCGTTCTGACTATGAGGCATTGATAGCATCTAGTCCTGCTTCTGTTGCTTCTCAGCAAACGTAATTTTCGCCTTATCTCTAGCGTCAAGGTTGTATTTTTTTATATAATATGATCTACTTTCATATAACTACAAGGAGTAATGATGGCTCTTCCTGCAAATCCTGCAACCACTTTCAAAAAACCGAACATTGTAGACACTCGATCTTCTGCTTTTGTGACTCTTGCATACAAGAACACGCAAGACGGTACTGATAACACGTATACTTTTTATGTGCCTCCTCAGGAAATTGAAATAAACACTCCTTCAAGAGTCACGGTATATCAGAACATTAGCGGAAATACGTTTGTTGACAATTTGGGCGCAGGAACGACCATGATTAGCTTTCAAGGAACCACCGGATTCATGTACGGAAAAGGCGGTTTGTCCATGAGCAATCGTGGTGCTGGACACTTATCCTATCAATTATTAAAATATATTTGCCAACTCTATCACGAAGCGTGCAAAAAAGGTCAAACCGCATTTGCAAATTTGACATTGAACATCTCAATGCCGGACGCTCCAGAGTTTGGACAATGGAAAGTGACCATAAAAGATTTTATTATCAAAAGAAGTGTTACAGAACCGCTTCTGTTCAGGTATCAGATTAATTTCATTTGCTTGAGCGAAGATACTTTTTCCGCCACATATCAAACACCAGCTCCAACAAATGTTGGCATCAATGGCTCCACTCTTGTCATTGATGCAAACGCTGCAAAAACAGCAGCGGAACAAGCAAGCGCACAAAAACTTGTTGTCTATAGAGTGCCTGAAAAAATTGAAACAATAACATTGCTTTCAGAAATAAAGTCATTTTTTAAAGGTACAGTGTCTAAAATTGATAACACTACTGGAATTATTATTAATGATATCACTAAAGATATTTACAGAGTATCAGAAAATGCTACACCTTTATCTGCATCAGTAAATGACGTTATTCTCACTATGTTTTATGATGCACAAATGGAAATAACTTTTCAAAAAACAGGAATGACTTCTGAGTATCATGATGCGTTTAAAAGGCAAGCAACAAAAATTAATGCCGAAAATGGCAAAGATGTAATAAGAATAAAAACCATTACTACTGGTTCTACATTGCAACTCATTACGGGAGGCACAATCAACAAAGAAGGACTGGTGTATGCTGCAACGGTGGGCACTCAATTGGGAACAGCAGACAACCCACGAACATTAACAACAATTGCGGATAGGTATATTACACAGTCACAGTTGAATGCCACTGGCAATGGCAATTCAAGTAAAGTTGAATACTTAAAAAAATATAATAAACATATAACTTCTTCAGACACTGCTGAGCTTCCAGAAAAGACAGAAATTTACTATCCTAGAATTGCTGAAGAATAAAGGATTTTTAACATGGCAGTTGAAGTTTATTACTCAAATCAAGGCGTAACACAAAACATCAATAAATACGAAATACCTGAAAATGCAAAATATGCAAGATTGCCACAAGAAGTCATCAACGTTCAAGCAAAATATCACTCGATTGCATTTTTGATGCAATTTGTCAATGCTTGCTGGAAGTGTAGCATGTACTTTCCGCAATCAACACGGTTTTACGTTGCGCGTCTTTGCAGATCTGCAAAAAAAGCTGTTTCTTCTTTTCGCGCGGATCTTGATTCAAACGCGCCCTTGTTGTCAAACGTATATCTGGCAGAAATTGAAGTAATCATTGCAGACTTGGAATGGTATATGCTTACATCACAACAATACGCGACATATATCAGCGAAATTGATGGTGGAATTACTTTGTCTTCTAACACAATTGGATTAAACGCATTGGAACAATTTGAACAGTGGGATGTCACACAGAACATCATTTCTTATAACAATTACGCAGCGCCATTTGTTGTAGACAAAAAATTGTACGAGCTTATTTCCGGAACAAATTTTTCTTATCCTCAAAGGTAATGTAAATAATGGCTACGTACAAAAAATACACCATAAAGCAAAACGACACATTAGAGCTTATTGCTCAGCAACAATTGGGGCGATTGAGCGAATGGCCATCGATTGTTTCCTTGAATCGTCTGCGCACGCCTTTTATTTCAATCGATCCATACGATCAAATGGGAACAGTGCGGGCACAAGGAACACTTTCTGCATCAAATTTTATATCAATCAATGACTATTCCGTGAATATTTTGTCAGATGTCACATCAGGAACCATTCCTTCAGTAGTGTTGTCTCCACAAGCTGTTTTTTCAATCAAAAGATATGGAGATCAAGGCGCGGTTATTTTTGAAAAATTTTTTATAAAATCCTATTATCCAAACAATACGCAATCAATTTCGACTGATGGATATACTACCGTCACCATTCCTGCTGGCACAATCGTGTTTGACGTTCCGTCAATTAGTCCTCCATCCTCCTCTGCTTTTAACGTGGGAATGCTCTCGTTAATTCCAAACTCTTTATTTACAACTGTGAGAAATTATCACGTCCGTTTTACGTATTGTTCTGGACCTTCAAGTGCGAGCATTACTGGAGAAACGCTTGCATCACCAAACACCATCAACGGCGATAGCGGAGCAACAGTTCCCTACACAGTGCCAGCTGGATTCCAAATGCAAATTTCTTCGCCGACAACTTGGCCAACCGGCACTGTCGCCGTGAGAGTCTATATATCGACTGCTTCTGGTTCAGAGTCCTTGCAAAGTACATTTACCAGTGTCAATGACACCTATCAAGAACAACTATCGCTATCCTCTTCAAGCGTCTATGTTCCAATTTCAAATACATCCAAAATTGGATTTACGCATTCGTATCCAGCAGGTACCATGTATGGCATTCATGAAAATCCGTTTGCACTTACCACGCAAGTATTAAAACCCGGTGACACCCTTTTGTTGCCAATTTTGGCAGAAGGATCTTCCGAGTTAATTTTTAACAATGCAGACGCAAATCAATTCATGAACATGCTAGGCACCGATATACTGCTTGATAAAAACGGAATTGTTTCTTTTAACGGATATGCAGAATCAGACCTCACAACAGTGACGGGCATTGCCAATGTTCGTCAAGCAATTTACTCAAGACTGACAACCGCCGTCAATCAATTGAGAACTCAACCAACGTATGGCAATTATGTCATTGACTTTACAGGAGAAAAATATCTCATTTCTTTTGTCAGTAGAGCAAAAGCGGCATTGCTTCTTACTCTTTACAACGAAACAAGAATATACAAAGTGAACGACCTCAGTATGTATTTTGATGCGCAACTTTCCTCACTGATCATTGACAATCTTTTTATTCAGGTTTCTTCGGGGTCGTCGGATTCAACGCAGATCAATTTTTCGCCAATTGCTTTGCCCATTTAAACCAAGCGTGACTCAGAAAAGGAATTTGGTATATTACAAACATGGTAGAAAATATTTCTTTTAAACTAAAAAGACAAGAAGATATTGCCGCGTCAATGGCCGCGTACCTTGCTGGCCACACAACGCTTGTCAATGACTTTAGTCAAGGATCGATCATTCGTTCGATCATTGAGTCGGTTGCACAGGAAATATTTCGTCAGAATGTTTCTTTTGCCCAAGGCGTTGTGGAATCAGTGCGCAATTCAGTCAAACAAGCGTTTGGACTTCCATTGCAAGAAGCAACAAAAGCGTATGGAAAATATACGTTTTATCGAAAAAAACTTTCTGCGCCTTCTGGATTATCCACTACATTCTCTTCATCTTCCATTACATTTACTGGAGCAATCGCTGGAAACACACTCACCGTCAGTGGGTCAGTTCCGACCGGAAAGTTGTTGATCGGTCATCATATATCAGGAGCAGCAGACGGCACGCAGATCATTGCGTATGGATCTGGATCAACCGGAGGTCTTGGAACATATACGGTAAGCGGACCAACACAAACTGTTAATGCAACAACAATGTCTGCTTACGGAAAATTTTCCTCAACACCCACCATGACTCTTGGCAACATTGCATCAACAGGAGGGTATTTACCTCCAAGCGCATATTACTGGAGTGTGACCGGAGTGTTCAAGCATGGAGCGCTTTCAGGGAGCGGAGCCACATTCAGCCTTGCTTCCGGAGCGACCACCGTTACGACGGCAGCAACCATTGCGAGCGCAGGCGCAGGCTACACGGTGGGAGATGTTCTTATCATTGGCGGATCTACGGGAAAAATACGGGTCGAAACGGTCACTTTTTCTGGAGCAATCACTTCTTTTTCGGTTACTAGTGCAGGAAACAGTTATGCATCTGGAGCAACCGGACTTGTTGCCACGTATTCCTTATATGCGTCTCCATACAACTTTGTCGAATCACCTGCAAGCACACCAGTCAGTGCAACGCTCTCTGGTGGTTCCACTCAACAAGTGACTCTGTCTTGGACCGCAGTTCCCAACGCAATAGGATATAAAGTTTATCGAGCAGATAATCAACAGATGTTCAATTCGATATATTATTATGTTACCGGAACAACATCATTTACAGACACCGGAGTGGTTGCCACTGCTGCGCAGTTGAATGGAACAATTTCGGCAAACACCTCTGTTTTGACAGTAGGAACATACACGGGAACAAGCAACATAACAACCAATCAAAGACTTTATGCTTCAGGCTCCCTTATTGGAACAATTACGCAATTTGGTTTTTCAGCTTTTCCCAAAGACACTCCGTACAGTGGCACCAGTACAATTTGTCCTTCTGCTGTAATGACCGGAGTGGGAGTAACTGGCACATACAATATCAGCGATTACACTGCAAACGCCACAAGCAGCATTGTTCTTTATCCCGCTTATGGAAAATGGCCAACAGCTCAGATGTCTTGGGGAGTAACGGCTGTTAACATCACCAACGGTGTTGAATCCGAAACGCTTGGCGCGAGTGTTCGCACTGGACTTTCGGGATCAATTGCAAATTTCAATTGGTATCCGGTAAATGCAGGCGATGGTGCGTCTGCGCCAACAGCGTACAATGTGTATCGCGCTGAAACCAACTTGTCGTTGTCTTCGCCTTCTTCCATTTCTATTACTGCATCCAGTGGTGGATCAATACTTTATGAATCTTCAAGCTTTACTGGAACTATTAGCGGAACTACCTTGACTGTTTCTGGAGTCACCGGATACATTACTGCCGGACAGATCATATCCGGAGGAGTTGTTTCTGGAACCAAGATTATCAAAGCTCTTTCTGCCACAACGTACGAAATAAATATTGCTCAAAGTGTTTCTTCTACATCAATGAGTGGTTCATTACGATATTATTGGAGTGTATCAACATTGACCAATTCCGGAGAAAGTGTTGGCTCTTCTCCGCAAACGTTTAATCAATCAAATGTTTTTTCGCAATCAAACCGCACCGCATTTATTTCTTGGCAGTCTGTTTCCTCCGCCACAGGATACAGGGTGTATAGAAGCACCACAAGCGACATGAGTGAAAATCTTTGTTTTTATGACACAATTTATAATTATTTTTACGACAATGGAGGTTTTAGCATAACGACAAATACCTATATTTCTTACAAATCAACTGGGCGGTGGACAATACCATTTTTTGTCGGCAAAGTGACCTCATCTCTCAATGCAAATTCATGGCAAATTTTTGATCCCAGTATTATCTACTCATCAAGATTTTGGCCAACTCAATCCAATGCTTTTGCTGTTCAAGGGTCAATACTCATACCTGCTGGTGTTCAACTGAACGTACCGGGAACTTCAAAATACTACACCGTTTCTTCAGCATTTACCATTAGCGCATTCTCTGATTCTGGATCAACAACGGTGCAGGCATCTTCAAGTGGAAGTCTTGGAAACACTCCAGCCAACACCGTTACAAGCATTGTTTCTTCCATCTATGGAATTGCCAGTGGCACTAATCCAAGTGCTTTTGTAACCGGATATGATACCGAAACGGAAGAAGACTGGCGTGTAAGATTTGGAAAAGTTTTGCAAGATTTGGCCAAAGGAACAAGTTATGCTCTTGAGACTGGCGCACAAAATGCACGCCTTTATGATGACAATGGAGTTGTATACGAAGAAGTTGTAAAATCCTTGGCTTATGAACCTTCAAATCAGGTTGTAGATCTTTATATCCACAACAATGTCGATACAGGATGCAGCGCAGAGCTCATTGCATATTGTCAAAAAATCATCAATGGTTTTATTGATGATCAAGGAATAAAGCATGCTGGCTACAAGCCCGCAGGAATTCCAGTAACGGTAAAAAAATCGACGGTGCAAACACAAAATGTTTTTGTGTCAGTCACTCCAAACTCAGGATATTCACTAGATTTGGTTTCTTCTCCAATAACATTGGCCATACAAACATATTTTTCAAGTCTTGACATTAGTGACGGTTTTGATCTTCCTGTTATTACTTCAGTTACTGTAGTATCTGCAGGATCTATTTCGTATCAGTATCAATTGATCGCTGTTGATGCAAACGGAAATCGCTCATATCCTTCTTCGGTATTTTACGTTGCGTCATGCTCAGCGCAAATCAATAACATTGTATCTTTCACTCCAGTTGCGTCAATGGCAAGTTACGAATTGCTTCGATGGGAAAACACCAGTTGGGGACTTGTGGCAACCATCACCAAGCCCTCAGGAGGCTGGCTTCCTCCGCAAACATACTCTGACACAACAACATCTTTGCTTCCTTATTTTTCTTCGTTGCCAATCCGTAAAATCCTTCAGAAATCTACACTATCGCAAAAAATCATGGAAACGCCGGGAGTTGCTTCGGTGATTGTTTCTCTTCCTAACGTTTCGGGAACAGAGCAGACTGTAGTTGTTCCACCTGTTGGGTACATTCTTGTTCCCGGAACAATCACTCTGAGATAAGAGATGTCACTTCCATCAATACTTCCACCGCAACAGACTGTTTTGCAAAGATTATTTGCAGAAATGCCACAGTCTTTTTCCAAAGATCCAGTTTCTACTCCTGCATTAAATTTTTTTATTAATCCATTGCTGCCAAACAGTTTTTCTTCTTCTGATTACGTCACTATTGTCATTGCTGATGCATTGATGACAATAAGCTCTTCGGTATCTTATGTGCAATCAGAGACAATTGATCTTAATGTTTTTACCATTTATAATCTTGTAAATTATTTCAATGCAAAATATTATCAATATGGAATTATTGCCTCCCTGCCGTTGGGATTATATCCTGATGACGGATTGTTCAAGGCAACTGCTCTTGTCGAAGGAGTCTATGACATCGGAACAACGATTTCAACCATTGATCGTTTCACTAGCCTTAATTATGCATTGATGTCAACGTTCTCACTGCTGTTGATTGAAAATCAAAAAAACGCAAGAGCAGCATTGTCGCAAACCGACCTTCGATTAACCACGGAGCAATGGGCTGATTTTTGGGGTCATTTGTTAAGCGTTGACCGCACCTCTATTGATATTGGCAATGATATTGTGTACAAGAAAAGAATCTTGCGCGAGGCAGTGTATCCAAAATCCAACAATGTTGCCTTATCGGATCTTGTGACTTCCATTACCGGAAGAGACTCCTCGGTTGTTGACGGAGGAAATCCCATGATTCTTGGCGGATCATCAACATCGGTGGGGGTTTTTGATTTTGCGATTCCAAACACACCAAACACAGTCACTTCTTCTACTTTTGCCTCTTTGGCGCCCTTGACCGCTTCTAACGGATCAGGATTGACCGTCGCTGTTGTAATAAATACAAGTACGGCAAGCGGATTAACGATAAATACTACGTATGCAGCAGGCACAGGATCAGGAGCAACAATTACTGCTGCTGCATCATCAATAAATTCCTCAGCAACAATTGTCAACGCAGGAACCGGATATTCAGTTGGCGATATTCTTCTTGTTTCAACAGGGACGGGAGGGAAAATTTACGTTGCAAGTGTCAATGCTTCAGGAGGAATTGCGTCATTTACCGTTAACGCAGCTGGCTCAAACTATTCTTCGGGGACGACGTACGCCACTACTTCCACTGGATATATTGCCGCTATTTCTTTAGGAAACTCAGGAGGAACAGGATACGTAATTGGAGATTTTGTCACTATTGGCTCAGGAATTGGAGGAACCGCAACCGCTATTGTCACATCAGTGAGTGCCGGAGTGGTTCAGTCTGGCGGATTGTCGCTTGCATACGCAGGAAGCGGATATTCTACAACCGGAACAGCAACGAACATTGCCACGACCGTGTCAGGAGGCATTATTTTCGCTTCTGTAGCATCTGGAGGAACAAGCGCTGCATATTCAGTGGGAGATGTAATCACGATCAATGCAATGGGCGGACGAGCAATTGTCAAGAATGTTTCTTCGGGAAATCCAGCCAACATTACAAGTCCGTATACAGGAACTACTGCAACACTTAGTGCGGCAACACTTACTGCCGGACAATACACTGGATCAATTGTTTTGACTGGAGGCACTCCTGCATGGGCATCGTCGGTAAAAAATGGAAGTGTTTTGCTTACTCCGTCTACTACTCCCACACAAGCCGTAACGGTTACTTCAATTACTCCCGGAAGCGGAGCCACGTTTCGTATTGGAACAAATACCACAATAACAACATCTGGAACAAATAATTCAGGAATTGTAGCCTCAGGATCAGGATACACCGTTGGAGATGTATTAACAATTGGATCAGGATTAGGAAGAATAAAAGTCTTAACTTTGACTGGAACTGGAATTGCCACGTATACAGTTGATAATGCACCGTCTTCGTCGTATCGTGCAGGAACTGGCGCAAAATTTACTCCGGCATTTGGTTCTGGTGCAATTTTTACGGCTGCTTCGGCAGGATCTTTAGCTACCTCAGCAACAATCACAAATGCAGGAACCGGATATAGTGCAAATGACATATTAAATGTTGGATTACTTGGAGGAAGAATAGTTGTATCATCAACTGATTCAGGAAAAATTACTGGATTTTCCATACATTCTACTGGGTCTAATTATGTTTCAGGAACAAGTTATTCAACAACTTATTACACAACAACTGTTTCCATTACGTCTGGTGCAGCAATCACGGCATCTGGATCCGGATACATGATTGGAGACATTTTGCAGATTGGATCAGGAGGAACTGGATATATTAAGGTAGAATCAATCAATACCACCGGAGGCGTTGTTGATTTTAGCGTTTTTGCTGCAGGATCTGGGTACACTGCTGGCACTGAATACACCACATCTCAGGGAACTGGTGCAAATTCTTCTGTTCTTTCATCATCATATTACAGCACTGCAGCAATCAATGTTTCTTCACCAAGAATATGGACCGGAGGAGCAGTAACTATTTTGCAGTCTGGAATTCAAATGATACCCGGATATTGCGGAACTGGATATTCATCAACAACTTATTCTACATCCCTTGTGCAATCAAAAATTGCAGACACGACCAGATCGACTCTTACCGTTGGAGAAACACTAACTGGACGAATTGTTTCTGGTCAACTTTTGGCGGCTAGTGGACTTACGGCAAACACGTACAGGGTTTCAGAGTTTCTCACCGGATCAGGAGGTATTGGAACGTATCTCGTTTCAGGAGGAAGCACAACGTTAAACACAACAACAATTACCTTTACTTTGCCCACCGTTGGCACCCTCGATAGTGGTCAACTAGGTCCAAGCACGGGCGCTGGATCATTTATTGTTTATCTGAAGAAAAACAGTGATGAGACAACTATTCCTCAATCTGTAACATCATTATTGACTACTGTAGTAAATAGATGGAAACCAGCAGGAATAGCATTTGTGATACAATCGTATTAATGGAGCAATAAAGTGAAGCCAATTAATCCGCAACTTGGTGCCTCGACATTACGGATCAGCAGAATTGCAGACTTGGATATTGAGTCCAAATCTTGGGATTCTGTTATTTTTCAACAAGGGAAAAGCCTTCTTGATTTTGACCTTAATGTCATGCAAAGAGTATTGCGCGAAAACGTCTCGCAAATTTCTCGCACCATCTACAGTTCGGGATTTTTAACGCAATCTTCTTGCGAAATTGTTGATCTTGCCACTGGCACTGCCGGAACAGGAACAACAGTTCGACTATATGACTCACGAGTCAATTTCTTTGGCACCATTGCAAGAATTGCCAATCCCAACAACACAAGTGCGTCAGGCAGTTTGTACGTAGATATTCTATGCTCCGATTTAACTGGAATAGCAACCGTAAATTCCCAAGCGTTTCTTTGGATTGAATTGTGGTTTCAAGAAGTGGTTCCTGCTTCAACTTCGGAAAAAATTGATGGATCATCAACAAGCGTTGAAAACAAATCCGCTTTGGTACCCAAATACGGAGGCGAACTCAACTCTTTGATTCCCAATGAGATGTTCGATACAAACTTTGGAGCGGAGACCACAAGAAGAGTGCAAGTTCGATGGAGAATTCGTAAAACAATTGACTACACAAATTTTACTTCTTCAGCAGTAAGCAACACAAGTTCTGTTCTAAAAGGTTTTGAAACTCCAAACGGACAGGAGTCAATCCCTACTGTATATGCTCAAGGCGGTAGGCAAACATGTTCATTTACCGGATATATCAGTAACGGTACTTCAGGACAACCGGGTAACGTGTTGACCATTTCCGCAGTTACGTCAGGTAGCTATATTCCAGTTAACAATATAATGACAATCACTGGAAATGGAGTTACTCCTGTAACAATTACCGCGTTGATTAGCGGAACCAGTGGAGCAGCAGGATCAACATATTCTTTAAGTGGATCATCGCAAACAGCTGGAACTTCTGCTGCACAAATTCCCATTAGCGGATGGTTTACTCCAACCAAGACATTTCGAAGAGCTGATCGTCAAATTCCATCAATTGGTCCGGATTTCTATGTTGATCGCGATACTCGTGTTTTTATTGCAGGAGACGGGACAGCAGCCGATGCGGTTGCGTTAAACACCGTTGATGGCCGTGTTTATGGAATTCCTATTGGGTTTTATTATCACAATGGAACAACCGGAGTTTTTACTAATAAACGAGATGTTATTACCACAACAAGCGGTGTCGCTATCGACAACATTCAACCGGCAATCATTGGAGACACCAATCGCGTTTCCATTGGAGGAGCACCGGGCACAAATGCATACGTGGGTGCCGTTTCTTCAAATACAAATGCATCTCTTGAACTTCAAGCGCAAGGCTCAGGAGATGTCATTATTGGAGTGAGTGGAAATACCGCCACACAATTGGTGTCAAATTATAGCGGAGCAATTGGAAGCCCGACATATTCTTGGGTTGGCGATTTGACAACAGGAATATATCGTTCTGGTGCCGGATTGATTGATTTTTCTTCTGCGGGCACCAAAGTTGCCGAACTTGGAACATCATTAGCTTCGTCATTGACTGTCAATACTACCTACTCGTCAGGAGGTGCTCTTTCCACCATTGCCGTAAATGCTGGAGGGTCTGGATATGCGGTGGGAGACATAGTCACCATTGCGGGAGGCTCAACATCCGCTACTGCTATTGTCACATCTGTGAGTAGCGGAGCGGTTCAGTCTGGCGGACTGTCAATTGTTTCGGGAGGTAGTGGGTATACGGCAAGCGGATCAGGAGCAGGCATTGCCACAAGCATTGCACAAAAGTCGCTTGACTTGATCGGATATGGAAAATTCAGCAGCGGTCTTGGTGTCTCAGGATCACTGGCCCTTACCACGACTTCAGGAAAATTATCCCTTTCTGGTCTTGACGCATCCTCACTTGCCGCCTCTTCGTTGTCATTGACTACCACAGGAGCAATGAATTTCTCAATTGGCGCTGCCACCAAATGGACGCTTCCTTCCTCTGCAAGTGCGTTAACATTTGGAACATCTACTAACAGTTCTTCTCAATTACTTACTCTTAATACATTAAATTCAAGAGTTTCAATTGTAACTACCGGATCTGGGGCAACGTTTACTACAGCGTCTGGTGTCAGCACAATCACCTCAGGAGGATCGATTACAGCCGCGGGAACAGGATACGCTGTTGGAGATATTCTCACTGTAGAATCAGGTGCAGGAGGACGCATTTCGGTTACAGCCATCAATACTGCATCAGGTGCCATCACCGGATTTGCCGTAAACAATGCTGGATCGTCATATTCTCCCAGCACTCTTTACTCTACATCATATTATGTTTCTGTTTCGGCAAACACTTTGGCCCTTGATGCATCAGGAATCATTAAAGGATCGATATTCTCCGCAACGGGTGATCCTGCAGGAGCGGGAGCAACATTCACTACAGCATCAGGCGCAGGCGTAAGCACTATCGCTGGTTGTGCCATTGCAAATGCAGGAGCGGGATACAGCGTAGGAGACGTTCTGACTGTTGTCGGTGGTACTACTTCGGGAAAAATTGCTGTCTCTACCATTAGTGCATCTGGAGGCATCACCGGATTTACCGTGAATACTGCTGGAGCTGGATATACTCAATCTACTACATGTACAACAACCGCTGTTGGCACAACAGCGGGAAGATATCTTGGCACAACTTCTACTGCTGGGGCTGTTCCCACTTCGGGATCATTTGTAGCTGGAGACTTTGTTCTAGACACTACCGGATTTGTGTATGTCTACACAGGAACTGCATGGAGTTTGGCGGGAACCAATACGGGATTAACCAATTCATGGACAGCTTTGCAAACATTTTCATCTGGCGTAGATATTACCGGTGGATATGGATTGACGCTCACTGACGGAATAACTGGCTCGACCAAATTATTCGGATCAAATGGAAATCCATTTGCTGGAATGTCCGGAGGATTTTCCCCCGGAACATGGAAAAGCATTGCAACTGGAACGTCCGGATCAAATGCCATCGGATTAGCAGTCGACAGCTCAACAAATTACGGAATTTTGTATGCAAATCTTAACGGCAATAGAAGAGATATCGTTATTGCCCCTACCGGAATGGTGTATCTTGCTGGTGTTGCAGGAAGTTACGGATTAACCGTTGCTGATGGAACCGGCTATACATCCACTCCACTCACCAAAATTTCTATTTCTGGTAGCGCCATTGCAGCAATCAGAGCAAATGCAGATAGTGGCGGAACATTTGCTATCACCTCATCATCAACCGGAGGTGCTTCTTCAAAAATTGATTTTTCCGTCGCTGCTGCAGGATCACCCGGAAGCTCATCAGTGAATACAACGACAACAATCTTGTCTCTTGATGGCGCAACCAACATTTCCTCATTTGGAGGAAGCATTGTTTTTTCTGGCACATCAAATATATCAACAAACCGAAGCATATCTTCTGTCAATGCTGGGACAGATGTTGGAAGCACATTTACAATTTCTGCAGGAAATTCAACAGGAAACAAAACAACATCGTTAATATTTCAAACTGCACCAGCTACAGCAAGTGGAACCGCTGTTTCTGCCGCAGTAACCGCGTTGACCATTGCAGGTACCGGAGCGGCAACATTTGCTTCCACAATATCTGCCACATCGGCTGTTTTCAACACTACGGGATCTGAATCGCTATTGGTGGCATCGCTATCTTCTGCAGAAAAATTCCGTATTACCAATGCGGGATATGTTGGAATACTTACTTCTTCCCCGATTTTGCCTCTGGATGTTGCAGGAGGCATACGAAACGTTGGACCAACGTATCACGTACAATTAACAGCGCCTACGCCCACGGCATCGGCAGTTAGCACTGCCGGAACAGGAACAACATATTACTACAAAGTTACTGCGCATGATGCTGACGCGAATGAAACTAGTGGATCACCAGTTGCGTCAATAGCAAACGGATCTCTAGGTGGAACATACAAAAATTCCATTTATTGGTTCGCAGTTCCCGGTGCTCTAACATACAGCTTGTATCGATCAACCGATAATTTTGCCGTTGCAGCAAACTCTGTTCGCGTATTGCAAAGAACAACTTTGTATACTTCGTCAAGTCCATATACAGATGCAGGCACAGTTCAATTATCAAGCACATTGCCTCCATCTATCAACTCCACAAGCATTGTTGGAATTGACGGAAAACTTGGAATTGGGACTGCGAGTCCGTCTTCAAAACTTGATATTGTTGCTCAAGATGCATTGCAAATTACGGGATATCAGCCATATCTTACTCTTCGAGACAATAATAACTCAAACAAGGGGTTAAGAATTCAAACTGCTTCATCTGAAGCTCTGTTTGCATTAGACAACGCTACTGCAGGAACATACGTAACTATTGGAAAACTTACATCTACTGGTCTGGATATTTTACAAAATATTTTTGCTGGAGTTGCATCACAAGAGAAAACAAGCCACAACGGCACATCGTTTGGATTTAATAAATATGTTCATACGACAGGCAACAGTGTTAACACTGCACATGGATACATGATCACTCATGCAGCAAGAGACACTACTCCGGGAAGTGATTATTTGCAGTTTGGATCATACGGAACGGACGGAGTGGCAACCAAAGCAAATGCACTGGTTATTAATGGATCAGGACAAATTGGCATCAGAACTGTTCCTGCAGCAGATTTTCATGTGACCGGAACGGTTGCCGGATCAGTTGCTCCAAAAATCTTTCTTCCCGCTCAAGCGTTTAATTTACCATTGAGTGCGTTTCCCACTTTTTTTCAACGAGACACTAACACCACAAAATATGAATTGCAATATTCTGGCACTGCCGATCAAGTCGCACACACGACTATTGTTGTTCCGTCAAGTTATTCTGGAGGAAATATTACAATAAAATGGTATTGGTATACGGCAACAGCAAACCAAGCTATTGTATGGCAAATCTTAGCGGCATCAGTAGGCAATGGAGGAAATCCAAATCCCTCCACAACTGCTTTAGGAACTATTGCTTCTACCACAAACACCGCAGGAATGTTGAAGCTTGAAACGTATTCATGGACCAGCTCAAGTGGACTCAATATAAACACGGTGTCTGCTGGACAAATTCTCTATTTATCATTGAAAAGATTTTCAACTGATAGTGCTGACACTTCTGCAGAAACAATTAATTTTCATTCAATGATTATTGAGTTTTAGGAGTAAAAAAATGTCATCAGTAACATTTAATGGAACAGTGGTCAGTTATGGAACATCAACAACCGATCTTGTTGTAAGTTCGGCAAACAGTCCATTTACTGTGGCATCGACAGGAACTGCGCATTATCAAAATGTCACGGTAAATTATGGATGTATTCTTAAAATTCCTTCAACTGCTGATTTTAGAGTAAATACTAAATTAAAAAATGATGGCACAATAATATATTCTGCCGCAGGGTCGGGAACGGCAACTGGCACAACAGGGGATTACAATGGAGGTGCTGGCGGAGGTGGCGGAGGATATTACGCAGGTAGTGACGGTTCGCGCGGAGGAGTTGGCGGAACCAGTCCACTTGAAACCTATTTAAGTGGTACCATTACTGACTATACTGCAAAAATTCCTAACGCTAGCGGAACTGGATCTTCAGGAGCAAACGGCAACGGCGGAACTGGACCTACCGGAGAAGGTCAATGCGGCGGGTCCACTGGTGGTGGCGGCGGAGGTGCGGGTGGGGGGTCAGTAAAAATTATTGCCAAAGTTTTTGAAAACAACGGATTGGTTGACGCAAAAGGACTGAATGGAGGGAATGGAGGAAATCTTGCTTGCAATAGAGGTTCTGGTGGCGGCGGTGGCGGCGGCGGCGGCGGTGGATCAATCTGGGTTATTGGTGAGCAACTAACGGGATTTGGATCTTTTACTGCTGCTGCAGGATCAGGAGGCTGGGGAGGAAGTGTTTCTGGTGGAGCTGATGGAGTTGGTGGCGGACAGGGAGGTGCGGGCGGCAATGGATACATGCGTTTTGATATTGGAACCTACACAGCATTCAGAGGAATTTTTACTCCTTCTTCTGCTGCTTCATTGAAGATAAATCCTATTCCATATGATCCACCTCCGGCATCATCTTCTAGTGGAACACCAACGTCAGTATATACGTTTGGATCAGATGCAACAACAAGCAAAGCTATTCGCATTAATATGCTTAAATCAAATATTGACATAACTGTTCAACCATCTACATCAAATATTACACTTGACACATGTTCTTTTACTGGAACAATAACCGGAACAACACTTACTATTTCTTCTGTTCCATATTTTACAGACACTTCTTTATATGGAGTCAATAACACTTGTCTCATTCGAGGAGGAGAAACACTTTCTGGAGCAGGAGTAATTTCCGGAACATATATTACAGCAGCAATAAATGGAACAGGAACAAATGGAGCAACATATACTGTTAGCAACAATTACCTTACCTCAACAGGAGCTGTAACTATTACCGCAGGAGGTCCATATTTTTTTAAAAACATTTTGATTACACAGCCTTATAATTTAATAATAGGAAAAAATCAAATTGTATATTGCAAACTATTGCAAGTAAATTATGGAGCATTTTTAGCAAATCAAGTGACAACCGGTGGACCGGGTAACGGCGGAAATGGTGAGATCTGGAATAACAATGGCAGCAACTTTGGCGGAGGCGGAGGTGCAGGGGGATATGGACAAAACGGCGGCAACGGAGGCAACCCTACTAACGGTAACGGCCTTGGAGGAACCGCATACAATTCTTTGGCCCTCAATCAAGCAAATATGTATCAAACTTCCTATACCGGAACAGGATACGGAGGATCCAATGGAGGGTCAGGAGGATTCGGAGAAAGACACGTCAGGGAATGGTGTCGCGACGAAAATAACAGGGAATATGCATGCCGAACTGACGAGGGAAATCCGGGCGGAGGTGGATCAGGCAGGGGATTTGTCAAGATATTTGCTTGGGAAACCATATTAAATGGAACATGGAATGCAAAAGGAAGCGATGGAGGAAACGGATCATGGAGAGGAGGTGCGGGTGGCGGAGGAAGCGGAGGAGGCGTCATGCTCGTCACAGGAACTCTTACTGCTGATTCCACATACGGAAACATTGATATTCGACCCGGAGCTGGAGGCTCACCGGGCGAGAGTGGGGGTCAAGCAGGTGGAACTGGCGGAGGAGGAAGAGCGTACATATTTGCAGCAACAAATAATATGTCTTTAGCCTCGGCTGCAAATTTTCCGGGAAGTCCTACTAATACCATGGTTTACATGGACACAAACAATCTTGTGACAAAAACAACTGACTCTTCTCCTCCGTCTGGTGCATTTTTCATTTACTCAACAAAAAAACCCGGATCCTCTACCGCTACCGTTGTCAATCAATCTACTTTTAGCAATATTCGATATGGAGATATAGTAAATTTTAGGCATTATCTGAATGAATATCCGTATTCGTATACCGACAAACTATATATCAACGGGGTTTTACAAAATGAACCACTTATGACCTATGTAAATAAAACGGTAACTGGCGTGTCAAATCCTTGGGCTGTTACCTGTGATCCAACTGGCCGGTTTGTGTTTGTTGCGAATTATGGGGCCTCCAATATTGTGTCCTACACAATCGATGCCAGTACCGGAGTATTGCCCTCGGTGGGCACACCAGTGGCAGCGTCAACTCCTCAGGATATTGCCTGTGATCCAACGGGGAAATTCTTGTATGCGACAAATTATAATGCATACACTGTTCAATCTTACACAATTCATCAAACTACCGGAGCATTGACCTTGGTGGGAACAACGGCAGCGGGGCGTCAGCCTAAAAATATTGCAAGCCATCCCACGGGAAAATTTGTGTATGTATCGAATTATAGTTCAGGCAGCGTTCAGAGGTACACAGTCAATCAAAGCACCGGAGTATTGACATCAGGAGCGGGAGCAACATTTACTATTGCATCAGGCGCAAGCACTCTCACTTCTGGGGGTACCATTACAACTGCAGGAGCCGGATACAGCGTAGGAGACGTTTTGAAGGTTGACTTGACTGCTTACCTAGGAGGAAAAATTACTGTCGCTAGCATTAACGCATCTGGAGGCATTGTTACATTCTCCGTTGTGGCCGGATCTGCCGGATCTGGATATGCTGCAGGATCTACGTACGGAACCACTTCCCAAGAGTGGGCAACGCTAATACCGGTAGGGGGCGAGCCTACTAGTATTGCCTGCGATCCCACGGGTAAATTTGCCTATGTGTGGAATAGTTCTGCAAGAACCATTCATGCGTACACAATTAATGCAATTACCGGAGTATTGACCTCGGTGGGAACACCAATAGATATTAGCGCCACATTAACGGAATACCCGTCAGTTAATGATATGGTCTGTGATCCAACGGGTAGATTTTTGTATGTGGCGGCGACATACAATGTTCTGGTCTACGCGATCAATGCAAGTACCGGCGCATTAATTTTAGTGCAAACATCGGCAGCGATAAATGCCATTGGAACCTACACAGCATTAAAGAGTATTGCCTGTGATCCAACGGGGAAGTTCGTATATGCGACGACTATTGGTCCAAGCACCGTTATGTCCTTCGCAATCAATTCTTACACCGGAGAATTGACTTCTTTGGTGCAAACAGTGACAACTCAATCGCCAAATAATAGTGATATGGCCTGTGATCCAACGGGGAAATTTGTGTATGTGATCGGTAGTGGCACTCCACAATCCGTAGAAACTTATAGTCTTAATAATAAGAATTTTACAATTGGAGAGTATTTTGTTACTAATCCTGCTACTGAATGGGAAACAGCAGGCATGGTAATGAATTGGGGAGAAATTACCATTAATAAATTTGGACGATATTCTCTTACATTTAACGCAACCGATTATTGGGGCATCGGTGGAGATAATCCTGAGGGTCCATTTGAAGGATCGGTCATTCCCATAGCATTTCCAATATCGTTCTAAATTTGCGCCAATCAAAAAATATGCTATACTGGAAAACAGACGACAACTCGTTGTCAAAAAGGAGAAAATTTCGTGGCGTCAAACAACAATATTGTAGATGCGGAGTTCAGAATGGAAGAAACCGAAGTCATTGCGTCCAATCCCGATATCGAGGGTGCGGGAGATTCGATGGATTATGACCAGTTTGTTGACACGCTGGCTGACGGCAAATATGGCGGTGAGTTGTGGGCAGATGCCGAGCGAGAAAAGATCCGCGCGCAGGCAGAGGTTCGTCTTGCAAGCAAGAGAAATAACGATCAGCGATTGAGTGCGGCAACAGAACGGCTTCGCAAGGCAGTCGATGACCAGAAGGCTATCGAGGAAGAGTTTTCTGCGTCACAGAAGTGGGGCAAGTACTACATTTCCCTTGAAGCGGTCAATGCCAAGCAAGCCGAAGCAAACACTCCGTAACTTGTAGAGTATTTGACACTCCTCTATCTTCAGGCGGGCTTGAAAGAGCCCGCCTTTTTGTATTTTGTCTTCCTATTGGTTACGATTGATAGTGACAACGTTTTACGTTGCAGAAGGATCATGTATGGCAGCCAACACTATCGGAACAACTCCCAAAAACAGACTGAGCGAGATTCCTCATCCTTCAGTTGACGGCTTTCCTTTTGAAACCGAAGAGGATCACATCATGGCGAGAATTCCTTTCAATCCCGAAGGAAAAGTGCGCTTTGAGGATGTCTTTCGAGTTGCAAAAGAATTGCAATTACTCAAAGGTCAATCCACCTATCGATCAGAGCGTGCATATCTTGATTTGCGTCACGCTGACGGACCTGTCGCCATGGTGTATTCATCAGATTGGCATTTGGGGTCTCTTGGATGCGATTATGATGCCATGCAACGTGATCTGGATTTTGTTCTTCGTACTCCCAATATTGGATTGGCAACCGTTGGCGACCTAAAAGATAATTTTGCGTCTTTCAAGAATGTTTCGGCCGTTCACGGTCAGGCATTTGCTGGAGATCTTCAGAATCTTGTCCTTGAAGACATCGCAACCAGACTTGTTGATGCCAACAAGCTATGGATCATTACATGGGACAATCATTCCACTGAATTTGACGAAAAAGTCATTGGATACGAAGCCGCCAATTATATTTGGCGTAATGGAGTTCGACAAAAGAAGACTATTGCGCTTGAAGGCGAAGGATATGTAGAACTTCACATTGGTGAAACGTTCTATTCCCATTTGATTATTCATCAATCACGGTTCAATAACTCCATGCACAAACTGCACGGAAACAAGAAGTTGTATCAAGTGCGCTTTCCGGCGCACGTCATCGCTACCGGACACACACACTCGCCTGATTTTGAGCAATATACGCACTATGAGCTTGCGGAATCGCTTGGATACGGTTTTGGCGGCAGGTCATATCTTGTCAAAACCGGTACGTACAAGACCAAGGATACGTACAGTCAAAGGTATTTTGGACAGCCCTCCATCGGCACTCCAACTATCGTGTATTTTCCAATGCCAGAAAACATGAGAAAACATATCTGTTTTCCAACCGCCGAAGATGCTGTCAGGTACATGAGGGGTCCGGAATTCCTGCATGATTATTCCGAAAAAATGAGAAAGACTACATTTGCCACGTAGACTTTGACATACTTTCCATACAGGAGGAAAGTATGATAAAATTATTTTCTTTGTTTGTTCAGGGGAGCATGGGGTTTGGAATGTTTACCCCTGAACAACAACAACTTGTGTCTATGATTATTGATGATGTTTTGTCATTGGTGCTTTCATTCGCTGTTGGCGCTACTGGCATATCATTGCCGATTTTGATAACATCGTTGTATAAAAAAATAGAAATATCCAAAATAAAAGATCAATGGTTAATATTGACAATGTCTTCTGATTATTCAGTGCAAGCGGCTGAACAGACAATCAACAAGGGGGACAATACTTTAAAATTTGATTATGCAGAAAAAACCCTTGCGCATATTGCAAAAAATCACGGAATCAAATTTGCAGATCATCAAATAATTCGTCTTTTAGTCGAATCTTCTCTTTCAAGACTGAAACAACAAAAATCTGAATCAGAGTAAGGAGGTGATGATGTCTTCCGCAGATTGCAAGGATATTTTGATTTTTTTTAACGATCAAGAAAAATCAAATCTTGAATCTTTAAAAAACAAATGGACAACATATCGCATACAACATGAATCTGGATGGTTGTTTGAACCCGATGAAACAATGATGAAAAAATTTGCTTATCAAAAATACCTTATTGAAAAAGGTTTGAGAAGCGATAATATTGAAAAGGACAAAAATTTATGATTTCTGACGCATTTACTCATCTTTTGCCTCATTTAATTGAGTTTTTAGCAATTGTTGTTACTTGCATCGTTGGATTTATTGTAAAAATTATTCACGAAAATTTAAATGCAGCCAAGAACAATCATCAATTTTTTCTTTTGGCTCAATATGCAGATATTGCGGTCAAGGCAGCAGAACAAAGCGTAAAAAATGGAAATGGCGCAGAAAAAATGACATATGCGTCCAGTTTTTTGGCAAACATTGCAAAAAATCATGGACTTGGATCCATTTCAGAACCAATGATTCGCACTCTTCTTGAAGCAGCAGTTTTTGCAGTTAAATCTGATGCTGCAGGCAAATTACCTGTAATTGTCGCTTCGGATGCTTCTTCCGAAAAATCATCGATAAAAAATTCTTTATCATCTTTTACCGGAACACGCCGAAGAGTAGATTTAATATAATGCATCTATTTATGAAAGGATTGAAAAATGTACCCATTGCGTGACGCAAAAGACAATAACCCAACCATGGGCGGCTATGATTTTGGAGAGTGGAGCACATACTCAAATCAGTATCATCCCGGAATCGATTTTAATGCAGGAAATGGAGGTGATGGAGATTTAGGAATGCCATTGGTTGCAGTATGCAAAATGGCGCTTCGAGCAAATGAATCAACCGCACGAGGATACGGAAATCATCAATGGTGGGAAGTTCTGGAAGGGCCGCATTTTGGATCTTGGCTTCATTACTGTCATGCAAATAATTTTGTTTGGAACAGTAACGACATTGATCAAGTAGTAAATCGTGGTGATGTAATTGGCGAGTGTGGCAAAAGCGGAAATCAGCAGTTTGCGCATTTGCATTTTGAAGTCAAAAAAGACAAACCACAGAACTGGGGTTACTGGGGTGGAGGGCTAACCAAAGATCAAATGCTTGCAACATATACAAGTCCACTTGATTTTTGCAAGGATTATGATAATTATGTTCCTGATGATGAAAGTAAAGGAGATTACGATATGTTGAGTGATGCAGAAAAATCTTTGATCAATACCGTTCGAGAATTACAATTTATTGGAAATGCCGAATCGGTCATTCGATTGATGGCAGGACTTAATGCTAACGAAACAAGCGTTGAGGGCTGGATCAATGAAATTGGTGCTCTGAAAAGTCAACTTGCGCCAGTAAAGGAAGAATCCTCAGATCATGCGGGAGACCATCCCGAGGAAGCGGTAGTTGGCGGACAATAGTTATACCAAGCACAATCAAATTGCCCGCAGTCACAGGATTCATCGCAATCCTGAACGATTGCGGGCATTGTTGCATTTGAAACCTTCTCAATCTCATGAAGAAAGTCAAATGCTTCGTTTTGGTCTTTGCTCTGTGCCAAATTGTCACGCTTTTGGAACAGAATTACATCCTTTAGATCTGCATCATATCATTCCTAGATCTCAATCAATAGAGAGAATACATGATCACAACAATCATTTGTATCTTTGCGGCGATTTTTTTCCCAATAATCATCACAAAGCTCTTCATGGAGAAGCAACAAAAGGGAAAAACGATTGGATTGCCTTGGGAATCTTTGGAGATTGGGCTGCCGAAGAGCCGTGCGAAGATCCGGCCAATTCCGGCCCTGTCTGGCCAAGTCTGCTACACTTGGCGCAAATGGATCGAATTGCTGCTGTTTTGCTGAAATCAAATATTGATTATGCTTTAGACTATGCAATAAAGAAAAACGTATTACTTCCCGGATCTACGGTATCATCGGAAGATATTCTGTATATACAGAAATATATACAAGATTTATCGTTATAACAAATCTATCGTATATTATCCCAAATTAAGTATAAATATAACTATATTCGTGATATACACTTTATGTTGTAAGGATTTTTGGGAATGAATAACGAAATAGATCCAGTACTGTCTTGGTTAGAAAAAGATATATCTCCGGCAATAGACGAAGCCAGTACATTGCTTTACGAATTTAGTAGACTAGAATTGCGGGATATTTCAAGAACCCATGAAATGTTGTGGAAAATCTCCACGCTAAATCATCGATTAGGTTTATTATATGCAGATGCGGTTGAACTAAAAAACGAATTTCAAACGCAATGCGACGAGTTGCATTCCAAAGTGTTTCTTATGTTGACTTCAAAGAAGTTCGACTATAAGCTCACAAGTGAGGCCGCGAAGGCAGCTGGGGAGCTGGCAACGTCAAACCTTGCTTCGCTTGCGCAACTGTATCCCGACGTGGTAGGCTCACTGAGCATCCTGCCCGGTCAGGAGCCCAAAAGGAGGTTGAATCAACTGTCGTCAACTGTGGAGAAGTTGAAGTCGATTCAGCGAGACATGCAGGAATCGATCAACGGCATCAAGCACCTAGCCAACAGGGATCTTCAGCACACCATTCACGGGATTTGATCATGAACGAACGAGACCAAGATCTTCGCAAAAACATAGACCTTTTTGTTGATGAAAATTTTCCCGAAGAATCAGAGATCATTCTTTTTGATGGGCTTGAACGAGCATTTGTAGGAGTCGGACGCATTTTTACCGGTCAATACCGGAGCGTTTACGACTACGATAAATGCATCGCGATTCTTTGTGAAGACATGACTGAAGAAGATGCTATCGAATATTTCGAATTCAACACTGTTGGGGCATACGTGGGCGAGGCAACTCCGCTCATTGTTCATCGCTTTTCTGTAGGAGAGTCTTCTGGCGCAGTGTAGTCTGCGACCAAGGAAATGAAGGGAGCAGCAGAACAACTAGTAATCACGCAACGCAACCACGAGCAGCAACGCTTCATTCTTCCGGAATTACGACTCATTTCCCCCTCCTACAACTTTCAGTCGTTTTGTAAATATTATCCATTGTTTGATACATGCAAAACGGCTTCACAGGCCACGTTGGGTAAAACCAACAAACGGTCTTTTTTATTTAGGAGTATTGCAAAATGGATAACAGGGAGAAATACGAGCCAATTGCCCGTGAGGCAGCCCGCGCTAACAACGTTGACGAATGCGTGATCATTGGAATAATCACGCGAGAAAGCACTTGGAATCCACAGGCCAGAAACGGCACATCGATTGGAATTGCGCAGATAAATCCTGCCTTTCATGATGTCAATCCTCACGACCCAGTTGCATCTATCTGGTATTTGGCCAAACTCATGCGGTCGTATCTTGATCGATATCGAGGCAGAACTGATCTGGCGTTGGCCGCCTATAATTGGGGATCGACAAATCTGGACGAAAACCATTGGATCATTCCAGATAGCGTGCAGTGGAATTATGTTCGTCCTGTTCTGCGAGATGCCTCCAATTGTTTCGTGACTGCTTCAGAGCCGACTCCAGAACCGACCGCAGAGTCGACCGTGGTTTCAACTCAAGTACTTTCAACGCCGACTGCGACTCTCACTGCATTGCCAACAATCTCGCAGGGCGATCCTGTTGCTGTGGCGACTGCTCAGCCGACACCGGGAATCATTACGGTGACAGCAATGACGCAAAGTGCGGCAACGCCTACTCCGCCTGCGTTGTTTGACCCGATCTTTGCTGCATCCCTTGTGGCATTTCTAATGGTGACAAGGCTTTCCCGAATCTGGCCTTGACAGACGGGATCGATCTTGGTATATGTTTAGCGGCGAGGGGCAAGCGCTCCTCGCACATTTAGCATCGAAAGGTTCAGGCTCATGCCTTGCCACGATATCCTTATCGAAACTGGCATCACGCAAGCTACGTACGAACAGATTCGCGCAACAAGTCCGATGTGGAAATATTGGATTTCTGCATTTCCCATGGCTGGCAGCGAACTTGTGTCGCCGATAGTGCGTCCTGACGGAACGCTTGCAATGCCCGCGTATTCCTATGGAATTTCCAGTGAGGAAAGCGCAGCACTTGTTGAGCGATACAAGCAGTCGTATCTTGCCACTCAGATCTTTGCCGCACTTGAAGCAGAGGGCTATGAGATGCATGCGGTTCCTTCTCCTGAGCATGAAGGAACGTGGGTTATCACCGCAAAAGATGTTGCGCGAAATGCAACCATTGGTGTAACCGTTTATCGCACACTTGAGTTCGAAATCGATTTTCTTGACGCATTGCATGACGACAGTGTCTGGCTTGCCGGTGGAGAATTCGGGCGTGTTATCGAGCGCATTCGAAGCATGGGACTGACTGCCGAAATTGTGAAACTTGACGTGGATGACGAAAAAAAGCGTCAATTCGGTCAAAGTTCTTTTCTTCTTGCTTGATTCTCAAAGGAGCACTCTCGTGTCTGAATCAATGATTGCGCCACGCCCCGAATGGGTGCGTACAGTGGTTCGCAAATATCAAACGGGCGAAGGTCATGCATTTCTTCTTTCTGGCCCCGGAATACATGATATTGACTCTTCTTCGTATTCGCTTCACGCAAATATCTATCATCTTTTTGGAAACAAAACGGTTCCCAACAAGCCAGCTCAGTTGGATTTCGACATTGTTGTTCGCTATGATCGTTTCTCTGGTTTTCGTTTTCTTGGCGGCCCGGATAAGCGGTCTGCTGATCGAGACAAATTCAAGTCGCTTGTCGAAAAAACTCAAACAGATGCGGCTGGAGTTGGTCCCGGAGGGATTCGCGGAGGAATTGGCTCGGGTATAGCATCGGCACCGAAGTCTGACATTTTAGATCGATCAAAGAGCCCTTCATTGGCCATTCCCTTGATGCATGAAGCGCTTCAACAATCTGAAGTGCGTCTGTGTGTCATTCTCGATGAGTTTCAAAGCATGTGTCCTCGTGGTGATTGGGACAAGATTGGAGAAATGTTCTCGAATTGCATTCTTGCTTGCCGTTCATGGGGACTTGACTTCGAAAACGTCGGCGGACACGGCAAAAGGTGGAAATCAGCCGGAACTGGCCATATGATCATCGGCATAACCGATGACAAGGGCGAAGTTAGCAACGTGCTGTCGCGTGGGCGTTCATCAAGTGGATGGATTCCCGTGAATGTCGGATTTCCTTCCTATACTGAGCGTGAGTATTACATTTCCGAAAAAGTTCTCACTCCCGCGTATACCGAACGTGTTTCGATTGATTTTGGCGACAATACTGGCCCCATGCAATATGTTCCGTGGCTCGCAGGAGCAACGGGAGGCTTGACGATTCGGGCAATCGAGGACATGCAGCTTAGTGGAGAACGTCATCGGGCATTGAATCGCGACATGGTGCAGAGAATCATCAACGAAACCATTTCCGAGCAGTTTGCCGGTCAAGGTGGATCAGACTACCTGACTGTCATCAATCCCTCTCGTGGTCTTGCCGGATATGGCATTCCTCAGTATCTTTCAGAATATTTTTCATGGTTTCTTGAGGAGTTTCGAGAAGGCAGGTTGAGAAACAGCAACATTCTTATGGCTGGACCTCCCGGAACTGGAAAAAGCATTCTCGCTTACGCCTTGGCATATGAGCTTGGGTACAAATGCGTGCATTGGTCGCCCGCACTAACGCAAAGCAAATGGGTCGGAGACACCGAGAAGCAATTGCAACAAGTTCTCAATTGGGTTGAGGCGAATCTTCCCTGCATGATGTTTGTTGACGAAATCGACGTTGCCATGGTTTCTCGTGATGGCGGATCGGTAGATACTTCTGGAGTAGGATCCAAAATGTTGTCAATTCTCATGCCGTGGCTGGAGCGAGACGACATCAAGGGCAAACTGCTCTTCGTTGGTGCGACAAACCGTCCTGACAACATTGACGGTGCCTTGAAGCGTCGTTTGCAGAATATCATTCCCGTGTTGCCTCCCATGCTGCCACAAGAACGTCGTGCAGTCATTGCGAACGTGCTCTCACGAGAGCAAGGTGTCAGTTTTCCAATTGAAGATATTCCAGAGGATATTTGCGGAGAAGCGACGAGATGGTATACCCAAGCCAATCTGAGCGTGTTGGTTCAGAAGGCAACCAGTATTGCATCTCGTCTTCGCACTGATTTTCGTTCTGATGTAACTGGATTTCTTCGTCGCGCCACAAGTCTTTACCGTGTCGACACTGCCAGAACTGAAGCCCTGTCGTATCTTGCAGTCTCTCAGTCGACCGATGACGAGTTATTGCCTCCGGGATTTCAACCCAAACAAGAACGCGAAGTCAAAAAATTGCTGCGAGAAGTTGTAGAGGATGACGAACTTGGACCAAGCGAACGTGGAATACGCTGAAGTTGATTACGATGAATTAATTCGTATCGACAATGAGGTGCGAAAAGAATACGACTATGATCAGTTAATTGATTTGCACTCGTTGCGTTGTATGGGAAACTTCATAGTTGTCAACGTCAATCCAGTTGATGACCCTGCTCGCATTATAGAGCACTTGTGTGCGCTTAAACGAGATCAGATTATTTCCATGATTCAATTTTGCGAAAAACGTGGCTGGGATTGGGATATCGATCCTTATTTGATGGATGTAGGCTCCAAAGAGGTTGAGTATCAATCCCTCCTAGAAGATCAGCGGTCATTTCCGATACCCGGACAGTAGGAAAAAATGAACATGAACGATCAGCAGATCAAGGAAATCGATGCCAACGACATTGCGCTCGATCAAATGTCGAATATTATCGGTACAGGCGTTTTGGCCACAGTTCGAATAACTGCCGCTCGATTCGGTTTTTCAATCAAGCTTGATGATCTTGGATTGATTCCCACCAGAAAAAATCGCGCAAATCGCACTCGTTTTGCAATAGCGAGCATGTTGGGTTCTTCGCAGCGTGCGAGTTTGCTTCCAAAACATCATCTTTGGATCAATCAAGAAGGAAGTGGTCGCCTTGTTCAATTGCAGACTCCCGAAACAACGGAGCGTCGAATTCGCGCATTGTTTCCTACGAAATACGCAAAAAACAGAACAAAAAACATTGACTCTTCTTCCACAATGCTTGCCATTCCCGTAAACGGAATGACATTTATTCCGTTGAGATCTTGGAAACAATGGAACAAGGAATATGCTCAGGCCAAACAAGATCATTTGCAATCAGCAAAAAACCTTGTTAACAATTATGATCGTCTTAAGAAAGAGTCATTACGTCATTATACGTTAATTGCCATTGATATCTATAATAGAATTCTAACCACATCTCCAGACACGTTGCAGAGGTATGACTATCGAGCACGTGAAATGGTGACGATTACTCCACTTGCTTGGACAAGGCAATGGAAATCCGCAGTGCTTCGTGCATGGCCAACCAAGCAACAAATTCTTGACGCCTACACTGTGGAAGCAAAATTTTTCTGGGCACCCGTTGCGCAAGAGAATATTCCGCAATATATTGGAGAAAATGCGCAGAATTATCTTGCAGCTGCCGAAACAGAAGCCATTTCTCAAGTTTGGGATCACCAACAGGCGACCAAGCGAGTATTTGAGGAAATCAAAAGTCATGTTTCCGCAACGCAACGATCTCAGTCACACGAACTTGCCGTTTCTTACGTTCAGACCATTCTTGAGCGCACCGAAAAAGTTTTTGGTGGATTTTTGACTTTTTTGGAAACCGAAAAGCGATCAGCATCAACGAAACAGCTCAATTCAGTGCTGAAAGTTGCTGAAATGATTCAATCATTGGGATCTGGCGTGTCGGGATTGTCTGGAATTGTGCAACAAGCAAAGCAAATTGAACAATTCATCGAAGATGCCAAGAATTCGACTTCGCAAAACGAAAAATCTTCTTTGAAGAAATCAAAATCCGACCATGTTGCGAGCGAACTCCCAGAAATAATCACGCAAGCTCTCGAAACCATTCGTCAAGAAGCAGAAGCGATGATTGGCAATGAAGCTAGGCGCTCGATCATTCCTGCATCAGATGAATTTGTCACTGATTTTTCGGAGACAGGCATTGTTGGCCTATCCACGGCCAATCGCTCTCGCCTGATCATTGATGAAGACAGTCCCGAATTTCATTCCGAATTTCTTTTGGATGAATCGTCAGCCGTCCTTGTCGAAAATGACGACAGCGAGGGTGACATGACATCTTCTCGTCGCATCGGCTAAAATGTGGAGGGCCACACGCCTCCTCTCGGTAAAACAGGAAGCTCTGTCTTCCTCCAGTCATGGAAAGTCTTATGGATACCGAAAAACCGGACACATTAGCAGTGCTGTTTTCTTATCTGGACAGAGGGTGGAACATTTTCCCCGTTGAGCCAAACGGCAAACGTCCCGTTGTGGTCTCCCAAGGCAGGGATCAGGATGGATCAACCTTTGATATCCGGCTAAAATGGAACACATACCAGTACAACCGTGTTGATAAGGATCAAGTCAGGGAATGGTTTGAAAAGCACGACGACTGCAACTGGGCGGTGGTTTGCGGAAAGATCAGCAACCTTGTTGTTCTTGATGTAGATGGCGAAATTGGCATTGAGTCTCTCGAAAAACATCATCCTGAGATACAAAGCATCAAGACATTCATGCAGGCTAGTCCTCATGGAATTCACATGTTTTTTACTCATCCCGGAAATGATGTAAAAAGTTTTCCGATCTTGACAAAAGTGGATGTCAAGGGAGATGGAGGGTACATTGTTGTCGCTCCGTCGAAAATTGACGAAGAGTCGTATCAAGTATTGATTGATACCGAGCTACGCGAATGTCCGGGATGGATTGCCCGTGGAGAATCAATCAAGGAAGACAGTCCATCGGCTGCGTCTTCCGAATCCACGGGAGATCGCAGACCTCAATGGGTCAGGCAACTTCTTGATAATGGATCTCCAGAAGGCAGACGCAGTGATGATGCATCACGCCTTGTCGGATATTTCTGGAATCGCAATATCAGTCCGGATATTATCGAAACCATCATCACTCCATGGGCGAATCGGTGCAAACCGCCGTTTGACATGCGAGAGTTGAAGACCGTTATTCGGAGCATCTGTTCCTATCAGCAAACAGCAAAGCATCTCGGCATCGTCGCTCCTCCAGTAATGACCTCAACTGGAACTGGAACCAAGTATTCGTGGCACACGCTCAAGATAGATATCGTTGTGTCGAAGCTGATGGATACTGAACGGTATGGTCTCGTTGGAGAACTGGATGTGCGGACAAATGGCATTCCTTCAGTACGGCATTTCCTGTACGGCCCTGTTGATGTTTCGTTCAAAAGCAGCAGGGATCTCGCCAGTCTGGTAACTGAGATGGAAAAGCTGATGTCCGGTCCTCCGTGGCGTCAGATGATCAATGATATTGCGCGATTGAGCATTGGTCAGTTCACCAAAGGCACTCCATGGATGCTTTTGCGTGAAGCTCCTCGTGCACAGCAACAAGGGTTTGCACATAGGCCGCTACTTCTTGCCAAGGAACCGACATTATGGTTTTCGGCAGGTGGAGGGCTAAAGTCCTATCTTGCCTTGACGCTTGCGGTCATGATGGAAACAGGCATAGACCTTGGTATCGGGCCAGCACTTGTGAGAAACCACGTTGCGTATCTTGACTGGGAATGGGATGTTGGCCAGCACGCCCGACGACTTGACACTATCATCAGTCCTGCTGATCAGGAGCGATTGGGCGCAAATATCATCTATCGAAATTGCGGTGGCCGACCACTGCGCAAGCAGATTGATGAGATCAAGCGCATGGTCGCAGAAGAGGGCATTACCTATATCATCATTGACAGCGCATCTCCCGCCTGTGGCCGCGCTAGCGATAATGATGAGATTGTCGGCTTCTTTCAGGCCATTTCCCAGCTCGGTGTTGGATCGTTGATTCTTGCTCACATCACCAAAGCCGACCGCTCCTCACAGGACGATGTCGCAACGGCATTTGGTGGCGTGCAGTGGGAAAATCAGGCACGAAGCACTTGGCATCTTCGCAAGATTCAAGAAGAAGGCTCAACAACAGCAGATGTTGTGTTGACACATCACAAGATAAATGCCGGAAACATGAATCGTCCCTTTGCCCTGCGATTCTTTTTTCCGGGAGAATCTGATCCTGATGGAGTCGTGCAGATACAGGGAATAAGCCCTGAAGACCTTCCTTCAGAGACGCTTAAGGAGGGTGGCGTTTCGTTCAGGGATCGTGTCAAATTTGCCTTGAAGAACCGCCCGATGCATGCAGAGGAATTGGCTGAGGCTCTTGGTGTGTACAACATTGCCTCTCTTGTTGCAACATTGCGGTCCATGGAGCAGAGCGTTCTTATCAAGGTTGTCAAAAAAGTTGATGGAGAACCATTGGAGTATTGGTCTCTGAAATCTCCGCGACTGGCGGAATAGCCGTATGGCATTCGACGCATTTGAAGTCATGCGCAATCGGGTATCAAAAGTGCCTTCTCCAACGCCTGTTGGGGAAGGGCGCCTTGACATTACTCCAGATAACGCAGTCATGTTGATGGATCGTTTTCTCTGCCTCATCATTGCCAGCGGCTATCAGAAAAAATCCGGTCAATCAGTCACTCATTTGCACGAGCCAGCAAGCAAGCAAGCGATTGCTGACGCAAAACGTGCTGCCTTGATGATTTCGCAATGGGAAAAAAAGGGAATATTTGCCAAACGAACTTTCAACATTGATACGTGGCGGGAATGTGTTGCATTTATTTCCACTGATCAATTACAATCATTCTGCGAGTCTCCGCTGATGCACCCATCAGTGTTGTGGAGGATTATTCTTGCAGAAAAAACCGTGGATGCCCAAGCGCACCAAATCGTCAACTCCTGACATCGCACTTCCTTCAATAGGAAACAAGGATTGGGCTTCGATCAAGAGAATACTTTTCATTGACGAAAGTCTCAATGATAGTGGAGCTGCACTATTTGTTGACGGAAAGTACGTAGAGCAAAAAAATGAAAATAATATTGATATTGGTTTTGCTCTTACTCTTCCGGCTCACGCGCCAAAAACGATCAAGCTCGTGAAATATCACGATTGGGTGACCGGATTGATTCATGCGTTGTCTCCTGATCTTGTAGTTGGCGAAAGCCATCCATTTGCACGAGGCAACGCGGGAACTAGCATTGCCACACTTGAGACCATGGCCGGGATTCGATACATCACCATGCTTCTTGCTTCGATCAAGAAGATTCCATACGCAGATTTCTCTGCAAGTTCCGTCAAGTTGGTGATGTGCGGTGGTTCGACCGCTTCAAAAGAAATGGTACAATTGGTATTGACTGGATGTGGATACAAGCTTCCGGAATACGACAAAAAACCGGGGGTAATCAATGGCAACGTATGTGATGCCATTGCCATCGGTGAAGTAATTTGCCGAATGCAAAAACAGGAGATATTGCGTCGTGAGTACATTCAAAGCGTTGGGGAAGGTCGACCACAGACTCGTACACGCCGAAAATAATCATGAGGAGACATTTGACATGTCCACTGACTCTTTCCGAATCAGTTACCGGTCACATTTGCCAAGCACAGCAATTTTTACCGCAGAGTTTCGTGAGCCTCAGACAATGGCTGAATGCCAAGACCGTCTTTTTGAGTTACGTCAAGACATTCACAAAATTCGTCAACAGTTGAATGATCGCCAGAGGCAAGAAAAGATGGACATCAACGAGGACGAATACCGGCGTTGGCGACACAAGGCTATTCATGCTCGCAACACCAAGATCATGCAACAGCAGAGTCTTTCTTCTTGGCTCGAATCACAGCGTGTTCGACGGGCGGTTGACGCTTTGAATGGTCAGAATCCAGTGGCGGTTCTTGGAAAGCTCGTGGACATCATCAATGATGTTCGTCAACGCCACCGCATTTCTCTTACTGCTGATGAGATAAACATTGTATCATTGGCAGACAATATCGTAAACAATGAGCCTTCTGGGAGATAATTCGCATGTCAACCGGCCGCAAGCGTCAATGGGAAGATGTTTTTCCTCATACTTTTTCCAATACCGAAAAAATTGTCATGATTCGTTTGCCCTTGGGTGTTGCTCGCAAACTTGACGGCGCACACATTGACGCAGAAAAAATGATTGCTGAGGCGATTGAACGCGGATTTGCCAAAAAGGAAATCATGCCTGCATATAACTGGAGATATCATCCTGTTCATTGCAAGCTTTCCGGATCAACATACGCTACGTTGGCATCAGAATTCAACGATGCGGATTCTTCACTTATCGGACAATTTGCCGGTTTGTTGATTGCAAAATTGATGGATATCTTTGTGCCCCCTATTTCTGGTTGGGTGGCAAACGCTTCGGATAACAAGGAAATGCGTGAAATCGAAGCCATGTTTAGGAGCGCAATGCGATGAGTATTGAAATTATTGACGATCAGCCAACAAAGATCATCACCATTTACGACACCATGCCGCCACATCCCACAGTGGCGGCCGCACCGGCCATATGGACCGATCCCGGAGATGAATGGCTTTTTCGTCGCACGACCAATCTGCTGATTCCCAAGATCGTTGATGGCATTTCCTCCACAGACCCGAAGATCAGGTACGTTATCTGCGCTGTTCGCCGATCAAAAAAAATTGGAATGCCTGATACGTATCAGGCAATTGACATGGTCATGTGGCAAGAAGTGGAATCAATAAATGACGACAAAAAAACTGCAACAGTGAATAGCATATTGTGCTTTGGTCCGTCCAGAGTCAACAGCGTTCCTGAGATGAATAAAACCGTCAATGCAATTATGATTGCTTTTGAACAGGTTTACAAAGATCCCAGATGGATTAGTCAATACGAAATGGGCGGTATTGGCGATGAGTCTGATTTGATAGAGCCGAATTTAGAAGATAGCAACGAAGAAGAGAGTTCTGATGTCAAACCTTAGCATGAGAGCTTTTGAGGAAGCCCAGCGACGAAAGCTCTACATGGATCGCAAAGGTATTCATGCAATTGCCAACATTCAACGAGATATTTTAATTGCCCAAAAGAACTTGGCCATGATGGCCGAATACCTATGGTCAATCAGCGGCAAGGATGTTTCGGGCAATTTTTCTGTGTACAATCCAAAAGATTACGATGTAAACAAATTTTTAAGCTTGGCTGGCTTGCAAATTTTGCAAATTTCTGGATCTTTAGGCATTGATTTTGTATCATTGTTGAAGCACGAAGTAGAAAAACAGGAGTTAACAATACTATAATGGCAAATAAAGACAAATACAAGACAAGAGAGGAAAAATATTATTGCGTAGAATGCGAAAATTTTTTTATTTTACATAAATCCTCAAAACATCAGGAAACAATCAGGAAAAGATGCAAAATTTGCAAGAAAGATTGCGAATTTGCTCCATACGAGTGATACGTGAAAGAAATGGAAAAAAATCCTAATTGGTGCATACTCACAAATAAAACAGATGACACAAAAGAATGGTGGGACACTGCAAGAAAAATCTATTCGGTTTTTCCTGACTCTGTTCCGGAAGTTATTCATTATCTTCTTGACAATTCTTGGAATGAATCCGAGGTCATGGCTACATCACGAGATGTAAGAGAAGTTCAATCATGGGCAACAGGTATTGCTGGATGGAAAAACCAAGACAGTCCTTTGCAATTCAAAAAAGTGTAATATTTATGTATGAAACCACAGTCAAGAGTCACAAGAAGAGAAGAGTTTGACGACAGTCTTCGAAAATACGCACAGCAATCGTCCGCATCTGCTGGATCAACCGTGCCGGAAGTTCCCAAGGTTGGTGCACCTGTCGGAGCGGCGGCAGAAGTGCAACCCAAAAAAATTACCATAGCTCCGGCGCCAATCAATCAGATACCAAAAGCTCCGAAGCCACCTCAAATGCCTATTGGCACAACAGCTTCTTCCAATGTTGATCGAGGCGCACCCAAGTCTCCAAAATCTTCGACTACTGCGCAAGATCTGCGACTTTCCATGTTGCGTTTGATGCTTATGGAAAAACTTTTCAAGTCTTTGTTCAAGGCTCGCGGGGAACAGTCGCGCAATCAAGGACTGAAACGTCATCCATCAATAGCCCAAACGTTTGACTCGCTTCCCATTGACAGACTCGTAACACGGGGGCCAAGGGTGTATAGAAGCACCGCAAAGGAGGATGGACATCACGGGGTTTTTGGTGAGAACAGGGGAGTGTATATCCAAGTTGCACCATCGAATGACCGTGGTGAAATTCACGAAGGAGTAGGTCCAAGGTATCCATATATTGACTATTTGCAATTACGGCCGAAAGCAAAGGTTGGCCCTGAGCATGTTCAAGCATTCTTTGATGCGCTGCATCGTCAAGGATACGATGGAGATACCATGCACTTCTATGCGATGGACGACGATGACGACCGGACTGATGCGAATGGACTTAACAGGCGGGAACGACTTTTCCGTCCGATAGCAGCTCAATGGAAGAAGTTTGTTGCGGCGCAGCAGGGCAAACCGGCAGAATCGGCAGAACCGACAGCGCCGACAACACCGACAGCACCGGCAGCACCGGCAGCACCGGCCGTGAGCAAATCCTACAAGACTCCCGCATGGCAACGCGCAGAGGGACAGAATCCCAAGGGTGGTCTCAACGCCAAGGGAAGGGCCTCTGCGAAGACTGAGGGCCACAACCTGAAGCCTCCGGTCAAGTCTGGTGATAACCCACGCCGAGCGTCGTTTCTCGCGCGTATGGGCAATTCTCCGGGACCGGAGCATGACGAGCACGGCAAGCCTACCAGACTGCTTCTGGCGCTTCAGGCATGGGGTGCATCAAGCAAGGCTGATGCGCGGAAAAAGGCAAAAGCAATAAGCAAAAGATTGCAACGCAAAAAAGTGGGAAAAGCACTAGTATTTCGCACATCGGGCTATGATGATTTGCTCAAAGGGCGTGGAGCAGAAGCAAGAAGTAATCCATCTTCGTATGGTATTGAAGCAGGACACTCCATTCATGACCCATCTATGCTGGGATTGAAAGCAACGCATGATTCGCTTGAAAAATTTAGTTCATTGCTTGAAGATCGTCCACCAAAACCTTTTTTTGGACGCTTTATAAATGCTGGTGAAAACGCACATATGGGATATTTCGGACCGCAAGGAATGATTTCATTAACAGCAAGTCCAACTGAGTATGACACTGATCCTGACTCGCCAACAAAAATGAAATCAAAGGATATGCTGACTCCCGGTGCGCCAGTTGCTCATCCCAAAATACTGTATCTCAGAATAGCTCATGACGCACCGGAACCTGTCACCGATAAACACGAGCAAGAAATATTTCATGGATTATGGGATGCCGGATATCGAGGGCGTAACATGACGTATATGACTTATCCCGATGTGCAATCGACTGCTTCTCAATACGCCGGTCTGCGTGCCGCACGCGGACAGCCTCCAAGGCCCATCACTGCGCAACGTGATCGTTTGTTCGGTTTAAGGAAAAAGAGATGGGCAAGTTTTGTTGATGACAAAAATTCCGAACAAAACGCGAAATCAATGCGGTCGACGACAAATGCGCAACCTGACGTGTTGAGAAAAGGAAGCCAAGTTGCTCCAGTAGCTGCAAAAACATTGATGACCGGATCAGAAGAAAAAGCAGCCAATAGTTTAGTCAGGGATGCAAGTGGAAGGCCCACCATAAAGGGCATTTCCGTTCAAGACATCAGCCATGTTGCAAGAGTGCACGGCAATGTTGGAAAACTTTTTGAAGCTGGAATCTTGGCGCCGATTCCCACTCATCATGCTACAGCTTTGGATGGCCAAGGGAATATTGTTCAAGATCATTCTGTAGACAATCAGCAAACAATTGCGAAAGTGCATGGAACAACTGAAGTAACTCCAGATCCATTGGCACACCTCGGCGTTGTTCATGCAGGAATGGTAACTACTGGTGGCAGGCCCTTCGTGTTGGTAAGGCATGTAGAGCCCAATGGCGAAGTTCATCATCTTCCTTTTTATCAAAGCACAGGGGGAGGAGACAAAGCAGAAACCACAAATGGCGCTTGGTATTACACTCCGGGTTTTCGAAACATGTCAAATGATCTTGGGCGTGGATGGATTGGAAAAAAGAACGGAAAAGACATGCTGGAAACAAGTGAAATACCCGTAATAAAATATTACAAAGGAATTCTTGACACTCATTTGGGCAATGTTCTTGGAATAGGAAACTCTATTCCAAAAATGTTTGACGGAGTTAGCGAGTACACGCCGATTGAAGGAAGAGTCAAAGGCGGATCATTGCCAACCATGACTTCATCAGAAAGAATTGATCCCATGATGGAGTATCCTGACGAACAATATACAGATCCGAAAAGCCTTGGCAGAACCATGTCTGCCATCACGCAAATGAGCTCAGTTGCTCCCAGCATCAAAGCGTTGACTAAAAAAGGCAAGGGAGGCATGAGTTGGCTTCTGCAACACATGGGAGATCAATTAAAAGGTGCTCATCCGTCGTTATTGCCATATTGGGAAGCCCAAAAAGAACATTTGGCGACATTGCGTCCACCTTCATCAGAAAAATAAACGCAGGAGTCAGTCATGTCGCACAGGCCACAGCAAAACGAACGCCACTCGCTCAGACTTTCGTTGGAAGAAGAACAACAGGGAATTGATGTTCCATTCATGAAATTGGCTCTTCCCGAATTAAAATGGAAAAACTGGTATGTCAATCCAGAAAAAGATTTAACATCAGTCATTCATTATGAAAAAATTGGATTCATTGATATTGCATCAAGAGATCCGGGAGAACTTTGCTTGTACATTATTGCAGTTCCTGTGACATTTGGCATTAATCGTGACATCATAAAAGAATATAAGATAAAAATTGACGTATTGAGCATAGACATACAAGGATCAGTAGTCAAAAAACCGGGAATAATAACAAGTGACACAAAAGAATATGATTCATTTTCTTTTACACACGACACATTTGCAGAAGCCAAACAAGAAGTGGAACGATTTGCATTGATGTGGCTTACCGATCATCGAAAAGTTGTCAAATTGATCAATAATTCGATTGTATTTAGCAACTAACGTACATAGCAAGCCACTGGCTACTCAGTGGCTTTTTTGTTATACTTTATTCATGAACGATAAAGACATTATTCCGCAAAATCCATTGGAAAATATTGCCGAGATTGTCAGGAAACAATTCAGGGAACAAGCCATGAATAACATGGCGTCTGATCGTCCTGCGCGAAAATCTGTGCCGACGGAAATAGAAATTCCTTCGCTTCCTCGTGATGATCGCATGCAAAGCAAGCGCAGAGTCAGAAACGAAATTGAAAAAACCATCAGCAAATACGACATGGCCGGATCTTCTGAGGGCTCTGTTGCGGCTCCTCAAGAAGATGAGATGCAGAATGAGTCGGACCTTGAAAACGAAGGAACCATTTACGCCGACATGCCTGACGGCACTCCGGGAGAATCACCCTTGTCGCCGGAAGAGGCTGCATTGCAATTGGCGCTTGCTGTCCGAAAAGGGCACGAAAAAGGCAAGCCAGATATTGATTGGCACTTGGTAAAATCATTATATATTTTTGGAGGATGGACTTATGAGAGAATTGCTAATGAGTGCAACATTGCTTTTTCTCTTGTGCGGCTTAACGGCAGAAAAGGTCGATGGCCAGAAGCTAGAGAAGCTTATCGAGCAGAACAAGCACAAAAAATCCAAGAACGATTGGCGCTTGAGGAAGATCGGTTACGAGATTGGCAGATTATTAAACGTCGCCAAGCGGGTATCGATGGTCTTAATTGGGTCGTCAAAGCGCTTTCGAATTTACGCGACGATGCCAGTCCGGAATCCATAGCAAAACTTGCCGGTCTGGTGGACCGCATGCTGTCTTCAGTAACTGGATTGTCTCCGGTTGAAGGAGTTCCCGGAGCGGTCAATGTTTCTGTGCAAAACAATAATGTTTCCAATGCGCCTGCTTTTCCTCCCAACTCTCCGCAAGCTCGATTGGCGGCGGTGTGGGAAAAGAAAACAGGTGAAAACGAAATGGAACATACGCGCAGATTGGCGTTGACAATTCGCGATCTTTACATGGAATGTGATCGGGCGGGATTATACGACGACATGAAGCGCGATCCTGACAATCAACGTCAACTCAAGTTGATCAATCGACTTGGCATTTCGGAAGAAGAAATGCCACTCGTTATTTTGGAGCAATAAATGGTCGTTAACACGCCAGAATCGCCTATGGCGGCCATTCCTGCACCGGTCATGATGGAGGACGGACTGCGCAAATGGCGCATCTCCAAAACGATCAATGATCCATTTGAGTTTGGAAGAATATATTTTCCAAAATATTGGTTTCAGAAATCTCCTGATTTTCACAAGGAAATCATGGATCTTGCAACACACAAGAATCCAGAAGAGTGGAAAGGCAAAAGAAATCTCAATACACTTGTTTTGGCCGCTCCGAGAAATCATAGCAAGTCAACATTGATCACATTCTTGTATGTCATTTGGTCGCTTGTAACTCAACGCAAATTTTTCACGGTGATCATTTCAGATATTGCAAGAATCTCTGTTGGTCACACTCGCAATATCAAGGAAGAGTTTGAAAGCAACGATAAACTCTGCAATGATTGGGGAATTATTCTAGGAAGAGATTGGGATCAGCTTGCCGGTGCGTCCAGAGGAGAAAAAGAGAAATGGACAGACGAAGAATTTGTCATCGGTTTTCGGAAGTGGAACGTAAAGGAGAATTGCTGGAGCAACGAGCTTGACGACCGCGCAAAAATTCTTGCTCGCATGGCGAACAATCCGCTCCGTGGGCTTCGGTTCGGTTTTCGCCGACCCGATCTCGTCATTGCCGATGATTTGGAGAATGACGAGCTTGTTGATACGGCAGTTCAACGAGAGAAACTTGCGCAATGGTGGGATTCGGCGGTGGAACCAATGATTGAGCCTCCTCCTGTGGGGCAGATCATTCTTGTGGGAACCGTGCTGCATTACGGATCATTATTGAACCAGATGCTTAATCGTCCGGATCTTTATGTGACAAGAAGATATCAAGCAGTTGTTTCAAAAGATGACGAATTTGGAAACAAGCTGCAACAACCTCTTTGGCCAGAAAGATTTTCCTTGGAACGTCTTGCCTCCATCAAGGCAAAAAACACCTTGGCGTTTCAAAAGGAATACATGAATGATCCGCGTGACGACAATACGCGCACATTTCGCAATTCTTGGATTCAATGGTATGACGCAAATGATCTTGGATTTCGTCCGCAAACAGAAAAATGGTATTTTCGCGGCAAACCGTTGACATTTTTTACGGGAGTCGATTGGAGTGTTGGCAAAGACGATCAATCTGACTTTTTTTCATTGGTAATGGCAGGAAAAACAGCTGATAACGATATTATTATATTTGATTGTGTCAATGAAAAAATGGATGTTGCCAATCAAGTAAACAGAGTTATACAACAAAATAGAATATATAAGATACAAATGAATGGCATTGAGGGCAATGGATTTCAACATGTATTAATTCAACAAGTGTTACGAAGATCAATGATAAAAATACGTGAAATCAAACACACATCAAAGAAGAAAAAACAAGTCAGAATCGAGGGAATGGCTCCCTTGTTTGAACAATCAAAAATATATATCAGAAAATGTTTGCAGCATGAAATTGTCAACGATACATTAACCAAAGAACCAGACTATCAGCAAGGATTTGCGTTTGACGAGTCTCGATCAGTGGTCATTTATCCAGAATTTCTTGAATTGTATGAACAATTAATGACGTATCCAAGATCACCAAACGATGACATTCTTGACGCTTTGGAAATGTGTCTGGAAACTGCGCAAATCGGACGCAGAGTGTTTGACGAGATGTTCCTTATCTAGAAAAGACAAGATAATCAATTATTTTTGAATTCGGTATCATTATTGCAATTGCGCAGAAAAAAGAGGACAGTATGATCGTTGACTCGAACGGAATGCCGATCAATCCAAACCGAAAAGACCTTGATCCAAAGGAAGTATATAGTCCTGAAAACATGGAACGCATGCGCGAGAACGAACAGCGCAGAAGAGGACAATGGTTTTCCAATTATGGTCCAACGGTCACAAATATTGGATCAATTTCCGGAACGCTCAAGAAACCTCTTGACACTCCTCCCTTCATGATGTTACGACAGGTTGCTCGGGAATCACTGATTGATCGGGCAATTCTTTCTCGTCGCTCCGAAGACATCAAGTCATTATCCAGACGAGTTGTGGTTGCAGGCAAGCAAAAAGGCTGGCGAGTTGTTCACAAGAAATTTGATGATCCAAATTTTGATTCCAGTACGCGCGAGATTCATCGTCGATGCAGGGAAATGGAAGCCTTGCTTGAATCTCCAATGAAAACATATCACAAGACATTCAGGGATTTTCTTTCTGTTTCTGTTCAGGAAGAACTCATTCTTGACAGAAAAGCAATGATTTTGCGCAAGGACAATCGTGGCAGACCGATTGATTATTACCTATTGCCCGGAGATACCATTCTTCCTGTGCTCTATGTGATCATGCCGTGGATGGCCAAACGAGGAATCAGTAACGAGCGTGTTGCTCGAATGATTCTTTCCGAAGAGTACAGTCAGAAAGCTGGAATATCCATCGACATCACTGATGCTGCGTATGTGCAGGAGGTAGATGGTCAAGTTGTTGGTGCATGGAAAGATGACGAAATTGACGTTGAGTGGACAAATCCCTCTGGCGAATTGAATCGTTGGGGATTTGGCACAAGTGTTCTTGAGCAATCCTTGCAAGCAACAGGCATGCTGCTGAACATGATCAATTTCAACAAGGACATGTTCAAACCCGGATTTCCGAACAGAATGTTGATTGTCAGTGGAGACTATTCTGCCGAAGGCTTGAGTTCCTTTGAGCGCCAGATTCTTGGCCAAGGTGGAGCGGGGTCTCCCAGATCAAAGATGCCGGTTCTTCCCGGACCTGCAGACATGCGTGCTCAGGTTCTTGACTTGACCAATACGCCGAATGACATGCAATTTGAGCAATTTTTTCGAATGATGTCTGCAATCAAGTGCTCATTCTTTGGCATGCATCCTTCACGGCTCAACTTGAGTGATCGTGGTCCTGAAGGGTTTATCATGGGATCAGGATCGGCAACAGGAGAAGTTTCCCAAAGTGTCAATGAAGAAGGACTGTACTCCATTCTGGAGAGCATTTCGGATTGGCTTACTCGAACACTGATTCATCCTTATTATGAAGATTTGACGCTCATTTTTGATGGCATTTACGAGGAAAGCGAAGCTGCTGTTCTTCAAAGCCTGCAGATTGAGTCGTCATGGAGCACAAAGAATGAAATTCGCGCACGACGCAATTTGCGTCCGCTTGGCGAACTTGAAGGAGGAGATGTCATCAATGACGGCATCTGGCTGCAGTGGGTCAATCTCAAGCAACAACAGGCTCAACAGCAACAGGCCCAGCAACAATACGAACAAGGAGATTTTGGGCAAGGACAACCCGGACAACCCGGACAGCAAGGTGCTCCACAACAGGGCGGAGATGCCCAGCAAGCTGCGATGATGCAGCAAATGGCCGCTGCACAGCAGCAGCAGGGGACTCCACAGGGCGGAGATGCTCAACAAGCTGCAATGATGCAGCAAATGGCCGCTGCACAGCAGCAGCAGGCAATGATGGAACAAGCTGCCGCACAACAGCAGCAAGCTGCTCCTCAGCAAGCCGAAGAGCCTCCAAATCCGCGACGATCAACCGGAAATGTTGTTCGTCAGCAAGTTGACGAAGCACTACGATCAGCAGGACAATAGCCTGACGTAAAAACCCCCTCTTGCGTGTACAAGAGGGGGTTTTTACGTATATGGTTAGATTTGCACGTCAATCTGCCCTGTGGAAGACAGAATTCGAAGGATTTCAGGGTCGCAAGGCGACTTTCTGTCCTGAAATGTGGTCCAAAGACGAAAAATGCGGGAAGGAACCGACTCAAGACTCAAATTCCACTCCCGAACAGGGTAATTTGGCTCGTTTACCCGCTGAATCGAGGCAATTTTCATGTCAATCGCTGCAAAATCGTCCGCAATGACGGAATATTTGCCATTTCGCTCTCTAATGGTGCCTTTTACCAATACATTGGTCTCGGTAATGGCAAAATCTTGGACTTTTTCGAACAATCTGGCAAAAATGACCACATCGACCTTGTCAACATAGTCCTCAATGACCAAAAAAGCCATTTGCTTGCCGTTTTTTTGCCTGTGATAGCGTACACTGGTGACCGTTCCCCCGATAACACACTCCTCATCGGGACAATTTGCAATGTCTCCGGCAGTATGTGTGCAGTGCTCTTCCAGAAATGACCGAATCTCATCGAGTGGATGTTCAGAAAGATACATTCCAAGTGACTCCATCTCGGCATCAAGCCGCTGCTTCTTGGTATATGGCAATACAGAGGGCAAATCGGGCATGCTCACCAAATCGTTGGCTTCAAACAACTCCATTTGTCCAATGCTTCGCCGCTGTGACAATGATTTGACTGCGGAAACCTGCTCGCCCATGGCGGTGATCAATTGAAACCGCTCTCCGAACTCATCAAACGCTCCCGCATGAATAAGATTTCCAATGGTCCTCTGATTCATTGATCCTAGATCACAATTGCTAAGAAATGCATAAAAAGAATGAAAAATTCCCTTTTCCAAGCGAGTGAAAACGATATTCCGGCATGCAGATGCGCCGACACCGGAAACAGCATTCAACCCGAATACAATCGTATCAACTCCGTCAACTTCGGCGATGCTGAATCCCTCACGTGATATGTTCACGGAAGGAGAAAGAACAGGTATGCCCATTCGTTTGCACTCGGCAACCGCTTCTGACACCTTGTCCTTGTTTCCTGCTTCGTGCGTCAGAACGGCCGTGAGATATTCGATGGAATAATTTGCCTTGAGAAATGCGGTGATGTATGAAACATATCCATAGCAAAAAGCGTGTGCGCGATTGAATCCATATCCGGCAAATGGAGCAATCTGCTCCCAGATCTGATCCACCGTTTCGGGATCATATCCGCGTTCGATGCTTTTGGATACGAATTTCTGACGCTGCTCCTCAATGACGGAGAGCATCTTCTTGCCCATTCCCTTGCGAAGAACATCGACCTCTCCCCACGTGAATCCTGCGATCTTTCTCGCAATCAGCAGCACTTGATCCTGATACGTTACGACTCCATATGTTTCCTCCAGAATCGAACGCAAATCCTCATGAAGGTAAGTCGTTTTGCGATTACCATTCTTCGCCATTGCAAAGACGGGAATATATTCCATGGGACCGGGGCGATACAATGCGACAATCGCGGGAAGGTCAGTGATGCGATTTGGCTGCACCTGACGCAACACGCCTCGCATTCCCGGAGATTCTACCTGAAAGACGGCTGTGGTATGCCCAGCGGAAAGCATTTCATACGTACGGCTTGCTGACGGAATCTCGATATCGGTTGGAAGCTCGTTATACAGCTTCTCTCCGCTTTCTCCATACAGATCCACTCCATGACGCTTGCGAATGAGCTGGCACGCCTCCTTGATGATGGACAAGTTGGCGAGACCTAGAAAGTCGAATTTTGACAAACCGAGACTTTCAATGATTCCTGTCTCATTATTGTTGTCATACTGTGTGACAAACGTACCGGTAAATTTCTTGGATGACTTTTCGGGAGGCAACTGAATGGGCACTACGTCCACAAGATCAGTCTCGGTGATGAGCAATCCTGCAGCGTGTGTACCAAATCCTCGTGTTAATCCCTCAAGCTCCTTTGCGAGAACGAATACGTCCGCAAGCTCAGAATTGTCTCGTAAGAACTGCTTGATACGGGGATCACGCTCCATGTTGGCAAGCTGCACATCGCCCTTGTCTGGAAAGAGCGCCGTAAACGCATTGCTGGTCGAGAAATCAATGCTCATGACACGTGCCGCGTCCTTGACGGCAGCACGCGCTCCAAGCGTCTGAAACGTACCGACATGGGCGACGCGGTTTGCGCCATATTTTTCCGTTACGTACTTGATGACATCATCACGACGGTCGTCGGCAAAGTCCATGTCGATGTCCGGCATGCCTTTTCGTTCGCCATGAAGAAATCGCTCGAACATGATGTCGTACTTGACCGGATCAATATCGCAGATGCCAAGCACATACACGCACAAGCTTCCTGCAACAGAGCCTCTGGGAACAGCCATGACTCCCTGAAGTCGTGCAAATCGGACATAATCCTGCACAATCAGAAAATAAAGCGCATATCCAGTTTGCTCAATGACCGAAAGTTCGTAATTGACCCGTTCCTGATGAGCAGGAGAAATTGATCCATATCTCCATCGCAATCCATCATCGACCTGCTGGCGAAGCCACGAAATGGGCGTGTGTCCGGCTGGAACTTCGAACTGGGGAAGCATGACCTTGGAAAAATCAAGTTTGAGATTGCATTGCTCTGCAACCCATTCGGTATTACGTACCGCTTCCTCACGACCAGAGAAGTCGCGTAGCATTTCCGCCTCAGAGCGCAAGTAATACGCACCATACGGAGTGATCTTGAATCGCGAAGGATCGTCAAGCGTCGATCCTGTCTGAATGGCGAGCATGGCATCATGCGACCGCGCATCCTCTGGACGCGCATAATGACTGTCACAGGCAGCAACTGTGCGAATGCCAAGCTCTTCGGCAATTCCGAAAAGAACAGGATTCAATACTGCTTGTTTTTCATGTCCGTGATTATGTACTTCTATTGCGTACCTCTCCCCGAAAACATCCCGATATTCGGCAGCGATTCTTCTGGCTTTTTGACGGTCTCCTGCCAGAATCGTGTCGGAGAGAAGACCAGACATGCAGCCAGATAACGCAAAGATTCCGGCGGAATGTTCGACAATGCGAGGAAAATCAATGCGTGGCTTATAGTAGAAACCTTCGACATGGGCTTTGCTCGTTAATTTCAAAAGATTCTTGTATCCGACTTCGCTCGTTGCAAGCAATGTCAGATGATTGCTACTTCCCGCTCTGTCAAGCGATGGATCCTTGCGAAACATGGATTCCCGCGCAACATACGCCTCAACGCCGATGATCGGCTTGATTCCAGCCGTATTGGCTGCACGATAGAACTCAATTGCCCCATGCATGACGCCATGATCAGTCAGCGCAACGGATTTCTGCCCCAATTCACGCACACGGTCGATGATTTCACTGATGCGTGATCTGCCATCGAGAATGGAATAATGGCTGTGATTGTGCAGTTGGACCACCATGCCTGATACTACCAGTCTTCGCTGGGTAGTTGCCGGATTGGGCGCAGATTTTCAATGGAGATGTTTCGGCTGTCGGTGAAGAAGCGCATTCCATTTGGCTCCACTGATCCGGCGGCACGGAATTCGCCTTTTTCCTTGAGATCTTCTGCCGTGGCATATCCGACAACCCACGCAGTATGAAATCGCATGATATCAACCGAATCCTTTGGCGAATTCTTGTGCTGAAGACTGAGAAAAACATACAAGTCAGGATGCTGGACAGCCATGTTGTATAACGCGACCGAGCATTCGTCAGTGGAACGTGGCGACACTGCACGATCCTTTGATTTTACTTCGGTCCATTTTCCATTGACTTCAAGATCATGACTGGTGCGATACACTGTCTTGACGGGCATGCCCATCTTTTTCAAGAGCAATTCAGTCACGACTTCGCCAATGCAGCCAACCTGATTGGCTTGAAATCCGCGATGTGAACGCTTGTAGATGGGTAACAATTGTGCGCGACGGGAGGATTCCTCAAGAATTCTTTCACTAAGGGGAATGCGCAGAAATTGCTTAAATTCCGCCAAGGTTGTTTTTGCTCCTTGCCAAATTGAACTCCATCAATAACTGGAGCTTGCGTTCTGTTTCGTATCTCATGATGTCCAGAATGAGGTTTGCAAGCAATTGCGCTTGCGAATTCCAATCAAACCTGTCAAAATACTCGGACATCATTCGGTAGTTCTCGATCATCTGACAACGAGAAACATGAATGAAATGTGCACCTTCATGATCGTCGCAATCACAATCCTTTGGAAGATCAAGCCCAAAGAGTCGAATGGACTCGGATGATTCACGCAACATGGCGTGCAGAAGACGCTGCGGCGTTGGATTGACCGGCAAATCAACCAGAAATTCGTCGACCATAGATCGTATGTCTCCATTTGACCCAGTCCTTGCCGGTCCAGACATCATCATTGACGGGCTTTTCTCGGGACTCCACGAATTGGGGAACAAAATCCCGTAGAACCTGTTCGGAGGAAAACGGAAATAACGCATCGCCCTCTACCTGATGATCAATGACGGTCATGTACAATGACCCACACCACGGCATCATTGTGCCATAGATCTCGGTTCCTCCGCAAACGAAAAGTTTTTCAGGTGCAACGAGGAATCTGGTTACGACATCGCGGAAATCATGAGAGACTTCCACGCCGTCATGTTGCCATGCGCGATTCTTGGTCAAGACGATGGTCTTTCGCCCCTTGAGCGGACGCGCGGGAAGACTTTCAAACGTCTTTCGTCCCATGACCAGCCAATGTCCCTCAGTATGTTTCCGAAACCACTTGAGATCTTCCGGCAAATGCCAAGGAATGGAGCCATTCCGGCCGATGACGTACTGGCCATCGGCGGAATTTGCGCAAGCGACAATTGCACTAATCAATGTTCTTCCTGTCAGTGCGACGTTGGAGGGGCTCCACTGGTGCTGACCCGCTTGTGGTCAAGCGCGGCAAAATCCTTGTGCTTGGTGCCTCCGTCATAGGCCCACGCATATCCTCCCTTGACCAATTGATCATTGATTGACTCTGTTTCTCCATTGATAAATAATGTTCCCAAAATTCTGCCGTATTTTTCGGATGAATCGGGTTTTTCGGTGCGAATAACAATGTTTTTCGCAGACTCAAGACGATGCTTGAGCCATTCCTTGGATTCAAGTCCATACTTTTTCTCATGCAGATCCGTCGTGCGACTTTCCGGCGTGTCGATGCCCTTCAAGCGTACCCGACTGGTGAATGACACGTCAAATCCGAGATCGATCTGCACATCGATGGTGTCTCCATCAATAACATCGAGAAGCCTTGAAACACGATATTCGTACATGATCTATTCCTTTTTCTTACGAAGTTCTTCTTTTTGCTTGCGGCTCGCTTGATTCGTGCGCATCTTCCATCATTTGCGCCATCTCCGCGTCTGTAGGTTCCCCTTCGTCTGGTGATGAAGCAGGAGATTCCTTTTCCTTTTCTTGGAGTTCTGATGGCTTTTGCTTGCGTTGCTTGGGAATGGGCTTGCCTTCAACAACGGCGTTGCGGGTTGCCAAGACGTGATTGGATCCGGACGCCGGTGCCATCGAGGACGGCATCCATTCAACAACGGTATTGCGGGTTGCGAAGACGTGATTGGGGTTGAGCAAACGCTTGCTCAACGCGTTCATGATCTCAGAATCATTCTGAAAATTGTAAATCTCTACCAGAGACATTTCAGAAAGGGATTTTTTCGCACCATGATTGCGGGCTCGTGACGCAAGAATGGCATCAGCAGCTTTTTGGCTGACGCCTTCCTTGGCGGCTATGTTTCGTGATTGAACATCAAAGCTTGGGTATTCCTTCTTACGATTTTTTTTTTCTGATTTGGAGAATTGCGATGCAACGTCTGCACGTTCCTGATTCTGCAATTTTCGGATCTTACTCTTCAATTCGCTGCTGTGCTGGTCATAGTCATGATCGCTGCGACGAACGCTCTTGGGAACACCGGGAGATTCATGATCGTCTTCGATGCGACGACGTTCCTTGCGCTCGTTTCGCTTGATGATGTCCATTTCCTTCTTTGAATAACGGGCCATGCGATCAAGTGTTTCCTGCTTGCTTTCACTTCCGGCATTTCGGCGAGCTTCCTTCTTCTGCTTCTGCCGGATTCTGCGGAATTCCCTTTCCGTCTCTTCTTCATGCTCATCAATGTCATGCTCGTATTCACCGACAAACGCTGGCACACCATCCTTGGTATGATCCTGATGAATGCGTTTTTCCTCGTCGTTTTCCTCGTCTTCAATCGTATTCACCATCTTGTTGGTGTACTGATCCATGGTTTCCCATGGATCAGATTTTTGCAATCGGGAAAAAGGAAACGGAGAAGAAAAAGACTTGTGCATGTTGTCCCTGTTCATGAAAATGCCTTCCAGTCATGTGATGTTTTTTGTGAATGATTAGCGAGGATCATTATCCCGAAGCAACGCGTTCTTGATGGCTCGTGATTTCATCAGCTCATCACCGTTTCCTGCATCAGCGCGATAGGAACGAAACGGAAATGGTCCTGACTTTTGCATGGAATTTTCTGGCATGCTGGCCGACAAGGCGTCTTTTCGTGCGCGTCGAATCGCCAACTGATCGGCAATGTCCTTCGCGCCCTCCTGTCTTTTTCCAGACCGCACGCGACGGTTTCTACTTGCGCGGTCATCACTTGCATCAGTGGTTGCGGCGCTTGGTGGTTGACGATGCATTGCTTCCTGACGCAATTGCTGATCCGGATCTGTTTCAACTCTCGCTTTTGCAATCGTTCCCGCATCCGTACGATAGTCGCGATACGGAAATGGTCCTGACTTTTGCATCGGATTTTTCGGCATGCTGGCCGACAAGTCCTGTGACGGTGCAGGATTCTTTGCTTGAGGTTGCTTGTTCATTGCCTGCAGTACCTTCTGACGATCCGCATCGGACAAATCGTCAATGTTGTTCCTGCCAAGCATCTGCCTGACTTGCTTGTTTGATACGCGAACATCACCACCATCAACGCCGAAAGTTGTTGAGTCGGGATCAGGTGCAGACAACGAACCAGCAGTAATTCCCTTGTCGGGATCAAAGCCTCTTTCCGCTTGACCTTGGCGCGATGAATACGGCGTCGATACCTCAGGAGGGGCTGCCGTTTCGCCGCTTGGTGCTGGCTGCATCAACTGGGCCTTGCGGATTTTTCGTGCCTTTCGCATTGACTTGAGCAGATCCTGTTCTGTCGCGCCATTGAGAATGGCTTTGCGCAAGTTTTCGACATGAACGACATTCTGGATATCATCCATGTACTGACGAAAAGGAAACGGACTGGATCGATCAAACGATTTGTGCAATTCATTGTTCATTATTGTGCATCCTTCTTGCTCGGCTTCATGTCGCCAATGATATTATGGCCGGAAATGGGATCGAGAAGAAGGCTGTCCTCTTCCTCTTTCTTGAATGTTGCCTTGAAATCCTTGTCTCGTGCAAATTTGTCATTGTTTTTCTTACGAGCCTTTGCAAAAGCACGCGGATTGTATCCGAGCGCTTCGTCCAAACGATCCTGTGTCTGTTGCGATCCATAGCCGTAGGTGCGGCGCATGAAATCCGCAATCAAGTCACGATCAACAGGAGTTGAGACTGGCGCTCCCGCATACTGTCCTTCCATCGCCCGACGCTGATACGGATCAAGCGGCAGTTCCGTACTGAATACCGGCGAAGGATCAACAAACGGACGCGAAGGCGCGACCGGTTGCGGTGCGGATTGATCTACCTGATCGAGGGACTGTTGCGTAGTTTCAGGTGAATAGCCGAATTTCTCATACATGTATCGAGTAACCGCATCCGGAGTAACCGGATTGGATCGGTTTTGCGGATTGGTATTGACCGGCACGGAACTTTTCTGCAATGATGATCGTGATTTCTTGACAGAATCGCTTTTCGTCATTGGTGTTTCCGGGTCGTTCTTTCCCGATACATTCAAGTCAAACCATTTGTTGTTCATGATTGGTATCTTTCTTTACGGTGACTATGGAGTGTTAATCGATTTTATTCCAAGCGTTCTATTGGCAAGCTCATGGTGAACCTTTTCGTCTGCTGGAATTGCAGGAGTAGTAACTCCAGTCGGGTTAGTAACTGCAGGAGTCTCCACATGCAGGTTTGATGACACATCTGTAGCATCGTTCACTGCCTTTGCCGTACTGGTTTTATCAAGGTCTGTCAAGCCATGATAGCCCTTGCCTTTAGTTGCTACAATCGCCGCATCCAAAGCCTCATCGGTCATTCCTCCTGCTGCTTTGGCTTTAACATAGCCCAGACCTACTCCTTCTGGAATTCCATGCAAATGCACGTTTACGGCATCGCTCACAAAGTTTCTTGCACCGGGCAAAACCTGTCCGGAAGACTGTCTTTGCCACGCATCATTGACATTCACTCCATACGGCCTGTATCCACTAGGGTGACTATCATCTGGCTGCACCAACGCAGAAGGAGGCATGATGCGAGACATTAATGCGAGATGATGCTGAAGACCCTCAATGCCCATTGAGGCTTCAGATCCGTGAATCCCCACAGGATCTCCTGATGCTGGATCACGGGTCGTATCGAATTTCAGCAATCCGCCTTTACTTGCATCATGCCCCATTCCGGCAACGTACTGGCCTGCGCCGTTATGTGCACTTGGATCCCACTCAACAGCGATGGGCGGTCCTTTTCCGTCAGGATTTCCCATCAAGAATCCCACACGATGTGCTGTTTTGGTTTGACGAAGAGAGTTCACGGTAAACGACGCGCCAGCAGGAATATGGCTTGTGCTACCAGTTTCTTTCACCTTCTGAATTGCAGCGGCTGCATCGGCGGGAGTATACTTTAGACCCGGAGTAGCCGGATTATCAAACATTTGAAGCTGAGCGAGGTTGCTGGCTTCTTCTCTTGGCGTCTTCCATCCCCACTCATCCTTGTCAACTCCGAACGTTCCGCTGTGCCACATGGGAGCTTCCATCGGACCTAGTGGCTTGGTTACTTGTGCTCCCGTCGCGTCCACAATAGGTTTTCCCGTAGCATCTCTTTGTGGAAGTGCCCAGCTCCGTCGATAGGCTTGTCCAATTGCGCCAACCGACCCTCCCGGACCACTGTGAAGATTTATCTCTGGAGTGTTTGATGTGGACAAATCAAGTGGTCGAATATGTCCTTGTGCCATGAAATTTTGAAAAGCGGCTGCTGCTTCCGTGTGATGAGGAGTTTCTGGTTCCGAAGACGGAGCTACAACTCCATATGGAGTAGCGCCATGATAATCGTCTGGTTCGTGAATATCTCCAATCCCGGTTTCGTGATCGTGTGTGGTGGGTCTGGTATGAGCAACATACATGTCCGCCAAATTGCGAGGCGCACGCAGTTCTGTCAGATAAGGAGTAGTAGCTGAAGCAGTCTGCAACTCTGTTTTTAACGCGTCTTTTTCAGCAGCAGCTCCCGGTCCGCCACCAAATAGTGTGTCATCAATTTGATCAATAGAACCTTTTCCTGTACTAGTATGGCTGCCATTGGTTTGCAACGCTTTGAGAATTTTTTGAATTTCCTCTTCGCTATATTTGCGACCACCAACTTTTTTTGATCCTATACCTGATCCTCTACTCCGGAGCCATCTTGTCAGAGCGGTCTTTGCTTTAGTATCGACGAATTGATATACTCCCTGTGATTTCTCGCGCAGAAAGTCATGCACATCATCTGCAGAGATATCTTCGAGTCGCTGGTCTCCAAAACGGGTGGCAAAATTCTTATTGCCTCTTCCCGTGGGCAAGCTTGTAACTGGAGCCGGAGATGTGCCAGTGGTTGCTTTCCGCAAGAATTCAACGAACTCGAACGGATTGATTCCATAATTTTTCTTCAGATAAGGAAGAACAGCGAATGATTTGCCCAATTTTTCCGAGTTGAACATCCAGAAAAGATCGCTTGCATCCTTGATGTGCTGCACTCTTTCCTGCGCTTCACGAAAACGCAATGGTGTGTTGTCGACGCCGAATGCCTTGTAGACATGTTCGGAAAAAAGATCCTTTTCTTGAATGTCATTTAGAAACGCCTTGGCAACCGTGTTGATGAACCGTACATCTCCCTTGCTGAAGCCAGTGAATTTCGTGACATTGACCAATGAATTCTGCAATGGCATGCCCAAACCTTCTGGTGCAGCAATTCCGGCCTGTTTCTTTGGTTTCCTGTTTGCTTGCTTGTTTGCTTGCTTGGCTTCCTTGTTTGCTTGCTTTGCCGCCGCATTGCTTTCAGAAGCAAATCGTTCGCCAATTGTCTGAGCGCCTGATTGCAGCAAATTCAATGCTCCCGCCGTGTTTCCTTGCAATTCCATGGTACTGGCTTTTGCTAAGCGACCACGAATCTCTTCTTCGCTATACCCAAGAGAATTGCGAAAGAAATCAATCATGATCTGATCTTTTTGCGATTCAATCTGCGACAAGCGATTTGTTTCTGAAACTTTCATCATCTATTCCTCAGGTATTTCGAAAATTCTGCATTCTGGTCATGACATCAAAAGACAACTTGGGAACCACGCATGATGATTCCGAACAATGTTCCTCAATCGCTTTCTGCAATTGTACATAGTTCCAGAAAGCGTCATTGGCATAACGAAGGGATTTTTTCATGCGAGGCATGTCATTCTGGGGAACAAGGCTCTCGGCAACGTCAAGTCCCTTGCGCATTTTTCGTTCCATTCTGCGCATGCTACGATACAAGCTTTCAAGCAAACCTATTTCTTCTTGAGAAAAATCTTCCTGACGCAATGAACGTGAAAATGAAGCCATCTTCACATCGGTCATGTCATCGTCATGGAATTTGATGCGTTTGCGTTGACCCTTGTCCTCTTTGCCCAGTTTTTGGGCATTCTTGGATTGATTGCGAACATAGGAATCACGAACACGGGCACGATTCATGAAATGAGACGCTATTCCGGTTACAATCCTGTTCTGCGTTGGCGAAGGATAGGAATAGGAATCACCCTTGCTTCGGCCACCTTGCGCAGCAGCACGTGATTCACGTTCGATTCCCGAAGAAAGCCTGCCACCCGTGTCGCGATGCAATCCGGGCTCATGTTTCTTGCCGTAATGCGCATCCATGCCATAGTCTTTCTTGGCATAATGCGGATTGCTTTTTGGAGAGCGAATTGCGGCATCCGATTCACGTCGTTGCTTGTTGGCATGACCAGCAGCCTGATCTGCAGTCCTGTTCGCCGAGGAAACGTCGGAACGCGACGGATTCGGGGCGCCCTTGACTTGCGTCCGTTGCATGCTATTCTGGGATGATTCTTCGTCAGGCATTTCTTGTTCTTCTCCATACAGTATACATCACGATGATTACCAAGGACGCTTTCTCTTTCTTGTAGAAGAAAGAGACCTTTGCACTTGTTCTGGCGGAGTATTTATCGGTCCTCGCTTGTCCGATTGATAACCGGG